GTAGTCTTCCTTAGTTCTTGGGCTTTGTCGATAGAATACTTAGTTCCAGGGGATTTTGCATCCCAAAATGCAACAACCATATCACAGTTTTGAATAATTGTTGTATTTCTATTAAATCCAGCTAGAGCATTATATTTAGACCCGTCACTGCGGGTCTTTATTTTGCATGGCTCTTTTGTGAGATCACTCCATTCAGCATTATATATTTCAGCATCTTTACCAAGAACTTCTTCAGAATACCTTTTACCAAGAGAATCAGCGCCCCTTGCCCCTCCAGACACAATTGCAGAAATCGGGTAAAGGTCTAAAATTCTCTTTACCCGATCATAGTCATCAAAATCTCTTGAGCCTATTACTGCAACCTTCATTAAAACGAATATATGAATGCCCAGCAGATGAGGGATATAATGGCTGGCCAGGTCATTGGCCAGGTCCTTCTAACGCCATTCATCTTATCTATTAGCTCATCAGTTTCACTATAAGTAAGAGCTCCCAGAATCCTTAAAGCAAGCACAATACTGGCTCCAATTCCGACTATCCATGCGATTATATGTAGAAATGTCATTAAACCGCTCATTATTTTCTATATTTAGAAGTTTCGAAAATTGGAATGTCGATCATCTTGTGCAAGTTTGCGCTGTGCATCTTAGAATAAATGATAATTACCTCTCTTTCTCTTTCTGTTAAAGAAAAATCATCCTTGTCATCATATGCAATAGGCTTACCGTTTTCATATACAGTTGAATCCTCTATCCACTGCATAGCCCACTCAAGCTCATCATACGTAGCACCAATCTGCTCCTCATCAGTTCTGCCATCATCCCAAAGGCCATCTGTTGGTCTTGCTTTAAGTATAGAATCATTAACTCCAAGCTCAGCTCCAAGGGTATATACCTCTGATTTCATAAGATCAGCAATAGGACTGATGTCAACTCCACCGTCACCATACTTTGTGTAGAATCCTACACCGAAATCCTCAACTTTGTTTCCAGTACCACAAACAAGCATTCCATTGATTTGTGCATTTGCATACAGCGTAGTCATTCTAAGTCTTGACCTCGTGTTTGCAAGAACCATAAATCTATTATCGCTCTTTGGGCCAGGGAGGTCTGAAGTGTTTTCAAGAGTTCTTATTAAAACATCATAAGTTTCAGTAAGATCAACTTTCTTTATTGTTACGTTGTCAAATTTCTCCTGGAGCCAGTCACAGTGTTCTTTTGCTCTTGTTACTTGATCGGCACCTTGATGTATTGGCATATCTAACACAAGAAGCTCCAAACCAGTCATTGCGCATAGCGTTGATGTTACTGCAGAATCAATACCTCCAGATACACCGATAACAAATCCTTTTGCTTTTGCGTTCTGAGCATAATCTTTAAGCCAAGCAGAAATATCCTCTGAAAGCTCTGTGTAATTTAATGTTGGTGTTAACGTTTTCATATGCTTAATTTTTAAATAGACTATACTTGTCGATGTAGCTAATAACTTCATCTGGAACAAGGTATCTAAACGATTTATTATTTTTAATACAATTTCTTATATGAGTAGCAGATATGTCAATCTGAGGAACATCTTCAAGATACGTTGACACTGAGCGTGCTTTATCTGTAAGCTTCCACTTTGAATCCTTTTCAGAAACCTCTCTTGGATACACTATGATGTCATGCATATCAAGAACCTCTTCAGAGTTCTTCCAATAGTTGCCCATCTTTCTCTGGGTATCCGTGCCAGCTACTATAGAAAACTTAGTCTCTGGGTGTTTACTCCTTAACAATGCTAGTGTATCTGCTGTGTATGATGGTCGAGGCATATCAAACTCCACATCACATTCATGAAATCCTGGAGTGCCTGTAATGGCCAGCCTAACCATTTCAAGCCTGTGCACATCTTCTTCAAGTTCTCCAGTCTTTCTCTTAGCTGGATTCTCTGGAGATACAACAAACCAAAGCTCATCAATATCTGTCTGACTAAGCGCTGTATTAGCAACAATCAGATGTCCAATATGTATTGGATTAAATGAGCCAAAATAAAGCCCTACTCTTTTATTTAGTAGTTTCTTCTGCATCTGTGTTTCCTTCTGGTTTTGAATCATCATCTGACTCTTCGTTAATCACTTTCTCTGCTGTGATCTTAGCTCTTTCAAGTCTTTGTATTTCAATATACTTCTTACCAGCATCAACTACATGCTGATTTCTTAAATGCCAAAGAGCCTGAGCTCCCATTAGTGACTTAGCGTCAATAATCCCTCCATTAGCAACCATATCGAAAAACTCAGTAACTGGAACATTGTATATGTCAATGTTTTCGTGCTCACTCTCTAAGCCCCCTCCATCTGTTACTCTATCAGCATTTGTTACGCTCGCTGCAAAAAGAAATACGGTTTCAGATGAATAACCTGGAGATGCGAAGAATCTGTTAAGAAACATCAAACTTTCCTCCTTAATATCATACCCTATTTCCTCAAGAACTTCTCTTCTAGCGGTTTCTTTAGGGTCTTCTCCCTCATCCATTTTCCCTGCAGGTATCTCAAATATTTTACCTCCAGCCTTTTTCTCTACTGCATAGCGATCTTGTTTAACCAGTATCACAGTATCTTCATCTGAGTTATACACCATAACTGAAACTGCATCTGGACGATCAAGTTTTAGTCTTGTGTATGTTACTTCATTTCCATCAGAATCAATTTCTTTAAATGTTGCTTCATCTACTTTGAAGTAGTTGTCAAATATTCTTTTCTCTGAAATTAATTCAACCTTAGGACTCTCCATTTTCTTGTTCTTTTATTATTTTTTCAATTTTCGCTCGTGCTCCAATTCCAAGAGGTCTCTTGTTACCATCTTCCCTGTCTATTCTTACAAAGACAACTCTGGTTTTACAAACAAGTTTTTCAACGTCAGTATGAACATTATACTTCCTTGCTTCAAGATCAAGCACGATGGAGGTCCTTCCAACAGTAACTGGTTTTCCGTAGATATAAACCTGCGTATTTTCTCTAACCTTTTTAAGAAATTTAATCCCTTCCATTTCGGCTGTAACCATACTATTTGATTCACACAGCCTTGTTGCCTCTATTGCCCCAGCTTTGTCTAAAAAACTCATCATTCTACCACCGAAAAGGTTACCATGTACACCTAAATCACTTTTCAAAACAAGCTCCCTTGTAATAAGTCTCATAATTATTAAATAAATTTCCAAATATAACCACAAGCAGTTTTTCTCTTCCCTTTACAAACATCTCTTATATGGTCATTTTCATATTTTTTTATTGCAACACTTAAGCTTTCAAACTCCTCAAGCAATTTATTGTTTTTACTAAATTTGCCAACTCTTAAAGTTTGATATACATTTCTTACTTTTATGTTCTTTGCAAATTTATCATTTTCTTTCCAGATAAAAAAATAGCCATGAGAAAATTTAGGTTCTTTTTTTGGCATAGTACCCAATCTTCCCCCAATGGTTTCTTCTGCTTCTTTTTTCGATTCAAACTCTCTTAAAAAATCTCCCTTTAAATCATACTGAAGGATAGGTTTATAAAGTTTTTTATTTACTTTTTTTGGCCTTTTCCTTCCAGTTAAAGATTTTCTTATCCTTTCCTTGGTTTTTTCGCTTGTTTTATGTCCAAAAATAGCGCCTCCAGTTCCACCGTCTAATAAGTTATAAAAATCTTCAGACTTAACAGCATCAAAAAACTCTATCCACCACTTTTCTCTTTCTTCAAGATGACTTCTATCAACACACTCTTCTAAGACTATTTTTTTAAAATTATGCTTGCCATATTTTTTAATAGCTTTAGTAAGTATAGCTCCAGAGCCAAGATAACTTTTTTTGTTCTTTACATCCTTTCCTATATAACGTTTTTTATTAATAAGGTTAATTGTCATATAAACTATCATAGCATTTTTTTACTATAAATAGCATATAAAATCATCTTTCCACCAAAGCTATAAAATCATCTTTCCACCAAATCACGCAGTCTCAGCAATTTTTTTGTCCTCAGAATTAATTCTAAGAACACCTTTACAAAGTTTTATTTCTTCTTCAGTACCAGTATGCTTTCCTGGGTTGTCACTAAGCTTAACAGTATCAATCCAAAGGTTGCCAACTTTAACTTGAACAATCTTAATTACCATGTTAAGAGCTTTAACTCCAACATCATTTGTAAAATGAGTACCAATACCAAATGAACACATGATTCCGATCTTCTTGCAATAATTATGAAGTTCAACTGCTAAGTCTGTGTTGAGTCCATCAGAGAAAACTATAGTCTTTGATGCTGGGTCTATTCCAAGTTTTTCATAGTGTGCAACAACTTTGTCTGCAAACTTAAATGGGTCACCAGAGTCGTGACGAAGACCATCATAAAGCTTAGCTTCCTTTGTGTCAAAGGTTCTGAAGAAAACATCAACAGTAAATGTATCTGGAAGTGCTATTCCAAGGTCTCCCTTGTAAACTTTAACCCAGTTTTCAACACCTCTTGGATTTGCCATTGTATACCCATAGTGTACAGCATGGAACATGAACCACTCATGGGCATGCGTTCCTATTGGTTGTAGATCAAGCTCCATTGCAATGTGAACGTTTGAGGTTCCTACAAGGAAAGGGTTTCCGTTGTTGAAGCATGATTGTAAATCTTTTACAAGCTCTAGCTGATTTTCGTAAGAGTATCTTCTTCGAGTTCCAAAGTCAGCTACCTTCATTCCATTTGTGTAGAATTTTTGCCCTTTCTCTAGGTTGTTCTCACGTCTCTCATCTCTACTCATGATTGACTCACCAGTCATTTTAAAATAAAGCTCAGATATAAGCGCCATTAATGGAACTTCCCATAGAATGGTTCTGTACCAATAGCCTTCAATTGTAACTGTAAGCTCTCCTCCATCTTGAGTAATTCCAATCTCAGAAGAATCGAATTGATATGACTTTAAGAAGTCGATGTAAGTAGGCTTCAAGAATTTTCCACATTTTGTTGTAAGGAAGTCAGCTTGCTTCTGATTGAGCTTGAGTTGCTCCATTCTCTTAAGTTCTTGTCGAAGCTTAAGAGCAAATCCATCTGGGAATTCTGTCTTCCCTCTATTGATAAAGCTGTATCTGACCCACTCTCTCTGAAAGAGTTCTACAACGCCTTGCTGCATTGTAAATTTGTATAGGTCATTATCAAGTATTGATCTTATAATTCCAGTATCGCTCATGTGCTTTTTTTTATGTTATACGTGAGTTATTTATTTTTGTTTCATTTGCAATCGCTTAAAGGCTCTATTCCACCTCTACCATTTACAAGGAACTCTCTGCCTTCAACCTCTACTATGTACATATGATAACCATTCACGTTTGTCTGTTCTTTTAATATTATCCTTTTAGGGGTTGTTTCTCTTTCATCTTTGGCATCTGTACAGGAAACTGCAACAACAGATAAAAAGAGAAAAATCGCATATTTTAAATTAATTTTTAATAAATTTTTCATTTCTTCTACTTTTAATAAGAGCCTTTTCCATTAAAAACTCCTTTAGGCAATTCCACGCTTGTAACAAAAGATTTATCAATTTTTTCGTGCAAAGTTTTTGGAACTATGATGCCTCTTGTTTCCAATTCAACTGCATACTCTTTTCTAAGTCTTTCGTTCTGACTACCCTTCCAATGGCCATTACATCCACATGTAGCATCTGCGTTGGCATACATTTGAAGTAGTTCGTTTGTTTCAGTGTTTTTCAAATCCATAATATTAATAGTCTTTAGCCATTCTTTCAAAAGTCTTCGAGCTTTCTTCCCCATGAAGGTCTTTAAAATGCATTCCAATTTGATGCCCGTTTTGATCGGTCTCTGGAACTGGGACCTGGACGTCCATATTATACAACAACTGATGAAATCTTAGGTCAGGATACTTCTCAACTGCTTTAGATAATTCATCAACAATTTTTCTATTAGCCTCTTGTCTACTCATATTCGAAACATTTTTATTTGTTATACGTATAACAGAATGTAAATGTTTCAACTATTTAATAAAAAGATTGGATGGAAGGTTATATTAGAAATAAAATAAGAGCAATACTTAATGAAGAATTTGGTTCTGGCCAACAAGAATTAGCCAAGCTTGTAACAGTACTGAATGCGCTAGAATTTAAAGATGATGTCATTGCCGCAGGTGGAGAAATCTATGCAGTAGGAGGAATTGTGCGTGATGCTATAATGGGAACTCCTGGAGACGATCTTGATATTGTTGTAAGAGGAATTCCATATGACAAGCTATTTGCTATCCTTTCTAAATATGGAAATGCTACTGACACTTCTCACGAGAAAGAGGATGGTGATAAAGACTTTGGCTCTACTATCTTTATTTCAAATAATCCCCAGTTTAATGAGTTCTTAGAAAAGAGTGGAGTTGATTTGGATATTGACGTAATGCTTCCACGTAGAGATGCTAAGGACCCTAATGTAAAAGGTCATAGAGGTATTAAATCTGATGTCAATCCTAGTTACACAATACATGATGATCTTGAGAGGCGTGATATAACCATCAACGCAATAGCTATGGATACTGATGGAAACTTAATCACAAACGGAACTGGGCTAGAGGATATTAAATCTGGAACTATAAAAGCTGTTAATGAAGACGCTTTCATAGAAGACCCCTTAAGAATGCTTCGTGCAATTAGGTTTGCTGCCAGATACAATTACGATATTGACCAGACTACCGTTAATCTCATAAAAAGTAATGCTCCAATGCTCTCAGATAAGCAAGAGCTCCCAAAGGAGAGATTCCTTAAGGAGTTTAATAAGATGATTGGCAAGTCTGATCTTAAGCGTGCTGTTAAGATGCTTGTTGATTTTGATATGTACAAACATATATTTGGTGTTGATTCTAAAATTAGAGACTTCAGCAAATTTGATAAGGCTGATAATATAGGTGAGTTTGCATATATGATGTTTGAGGGTCAACCGCTAGACGAAGTTGTTCCTTTAATCAATAATAACATCACCAACGACAAAAACATACTCAGCTACTCAAAGGCGCTTGTAGAGTATGAGAAAGCTGCTAAAGGTTATGTCAGAGGAATTTATGCAAAGGAAGTTGCGCCATGGGTAACAATGAGTAAGATAGCGAAATTGTACAAGCTATCACCTAGCGCTATGCTAAACTCGTCTTACATAGAAGATGGGGATAAAGAATTAATTAACAAAATTCACTCTGGAGAGATTCCTGCAAGTGAGCATGATATTGATCTAAAGAAAGATGATTTTAAGAATTTTGTAATAGACCTAATTAAGCAAGAGGAAGGTGAGTTTGTTCCTAAGAGAGATGGAATCAAGATGGGCCGTGCAAAAGAGTCTGTGTTAATCGGCATATACAATCATGAAGTTGATAACAACTCTGAAGACATAAAAAGATTCCTTGAGGACAATAAAGAAAAGTGGATGTCCTAATTGTTAGTTGCTGTTGCTGGCAAAGAGAACTCATCCGTGCATGCAAAAGCTGGAGTAGTTCTATCGCTAAGCCCAAGGCCTAACACATTGTAGTCATACCATTCAAGAGCTTGAACATAGTAACTATAACCTGGGTCTTCTTTTTCTCCGCTTTTTAAACCCTCTTGTTCATACTCAGAAGCTAGTCTTTCCAAATAAGCTTCCTTATCATGAAGTATAGCAACAGCGTTATTTTCTAACGTAACATATCCTACAACAGAGTCTTCAAGCCCAGGAAAAGTTCCAACTGGAATGTCTGTTAACTCCTGGGCTTTTTTCTCTGCATCATCGTTAGTGTCTGTAAAGAATGTGTTGACTCCTTCATACAAAGGAATGATATGCATACCAAATCTTTCAGCATATCCTATTAGCTTATCTTCATGTTCTTCATTGAACTTGATGCAGGGGTCAATTTCTAATATTCTTTGCTTTATTTCTTCTATCTGTTGTCTCTCCATGGGATAAATTTTATAGCAAAAATACCAACAAATTGTCATAGTACAAAGAAACCAGCTAAAAATCCATTTTTTTCCCTATTTATGATAAAGCATCTGTACATATTATGGACAAGAAAGTAATCAACGAAGAGCAGTTTAGGAAACTCGTACTTAATGAAGCCAAGAAAGTAATGGCCGAGGGAGATAGCTCTCCTAAAAAGGAAGAGACTTCAAAAACTAAGAAATTTTCATTTGACAAGGTTGAAGGATTGATCGGTGAGATGGAGACGATGAACAAGTCGATCACTTCTATTATAGAAGAGTCTAGCGATGATGCTGACAAAGAAATCGTAGAAGAGGGGAAGTTAGGCCTAGAACAAAACTGGTCTCCTAATCAAAATAGAGACCTAGACCCTATCGAGCACAACAAAAAGAAAAACGTTCTTCACATGAATGAAGGCGAAAAAGAAAAGTGGAAGAGAATGATGGGGTATGAAATTCCTGATGACGAAAAAAGATAATAAAAATCAAACATACTTAAATTAACCCTGGAGAACCTAGGGTTTTTTTATGTTTTACAGACTATTTACTTAAAAAGGAAAGATATGAGATTTACAAACGGATGGACATCTCCTAACAAGCAATGGGACAAGTGGGAAGTTAGACTTAGACTCGGAGCAGTTGATGTTATTAGAATAAAGTATGATCATTCAGATAGATACCTTGAATTCAGAATTCTTAACTTAGGTGCTAAAATAGGTGGAAGCAGGAAATAACTAATGAAAAGGGACGGTAAGATATATAAATTTAGAGATTTTAAATTCGCAGTTCAAGATGGTGAACTAAACATGATTCACCCTGACTATTATGAAGGGCAAGCTTTAGAGGGTAGCAAACCCACTTTGGATGAAATTTTTAGCGTTATAGCTGATTATTTTGACTTACAGCATAGAGATGCGCCCTTGAGTGAGTTTGAAATAGCTCTAATAAACAGAAACTTCTCATGGGATGAGAAACAAAAGCTGTTTGGAGATATACACACTGGAGATAATGATAGGGAGGGTGAATTTGAACTGGATAGTGAGGATGCGTGGAAAAAAGCCTTTTCATCTGATTGGAATAAGGCGTACCCAGCAATAGGAAATAAAGATATGGCGTCTCTAAATGAGGATGTGCCAGAGGAATCAAGAAACCTGACTCAACCATCTAAGAGAAGCGCTAAATATAGAAACCGTAAAGGTCCTGCCAAATACTTTGCACCCTATAGAAACCTAAAACACATTACACTAGAAGACATCGAACCTCAAGACGTGGATGTTCCAGTCGCACCATTAAGAGATCAGCTCAACGAGAAAGTATGGACTTCAGACAATAAGCTAAAGCCAGAGGTTAAACAAGCTCTTATTGATATTGCCAACTCGTTTTATGAGTCTCTTGACTTTGGCCTTAAGGTTAAAGATGTATTGTTCACTGGTAGCTTAGCTAATTATGGCTGGACCCAGGGGAGTGATATTGATCTACACATTATAGTTGACTATGGTGATCTTGGAAATATTGAATTTCTTGAAGATTACTTCTATCTAAAAAAGAAGAACTGGCTAGAGAAGCACAATATTAGTATATATGGATTTGAAGTTGAGCCCTTTGTTAAAGACGAAGAAGGTGAATACGAATACAAAGCAATATACAGCATAATAAATAACGAATGGATTGTCCCTCCAAGAAAGGATAAGCCGACAATTGACTTTAAGACTGTTCAGGAGAAATCCTCAAGCCTTATGAACAAGATTGATAAGATAGCTGACATCAAGGATGAAGAAAAGAGATTCAAACAAGCAGAAGCGCTTAAAAACAAAATTGGTGGATTAAGACAAATAGGTCTTGATAAGGAGGGTGAGTATTCAAATGAGAACCTTATATACAAGACATTAAGAAGAGCTGGATATACTGATAAATTATCAGATGCAAAATATAGCGCATTTGATCAGCAAATGTCTTTAAACAACGAGTCAGAAAAACTTATAGGAGGTCCACAAGCTTCTGATGAACACCTAAATGAATCAAAGGAGGTAATCGTTAATAAAGGAATAGTCCCTATGTTGCACAGGCTTGATGTTCAAAAGGGAATTGATGGTATGACACCAGATAAAGTAGGTGTCATCAAAGATTTTATATCTTTTGTTTGTGGAAAGCTTAAGATGGAGGGGCCTGTTCATGTATGCTTAAGAAGGGGTAGAGACGAATACATCGAGACTACAGCATCCTATGTTCCAAGTGAGAATACAAACCACGTAAGATGTGGTGGACGTGCTCTTGTTGACATAATGAGAAGTATAGCTCACGAGCTCACTCACAACAGACAAAGAGAGCTTAATATGTTCAAGCCTGGAGAGACTGTCCAAAACATTGGAGGTCACATAGAAGATCAGGCAAACTCAGTTGCTGGAGTCTTTATTAAGGACTTCACTCACAACTACGGGTTTGACAACATCTATGACTTTTGATCAACCTCAACCTCTTGCTTAACCATCCAGCAAGAAGCTCCATTTCCAATTGGCTTACTAAAACCTCTATACACAACTTCAGATATAGGACTCTTAGCTATTGATGCGCACGGCACCAAGTGAGACACAATGTCTTCAAACGTTTCCATTGAGCAGTCGAACTTTTCATAGATAGCTTCCTCTAGGTCATCATACTCAGAATCTTCGTCCATATTCAATATATGCGCTGCTAATTCCTGAATGTCAAAAGGACTAACTCTTGCTGGCTCATGCTTAATAATTTCTTCTTTATCACTCATTTTCAAAACTTTTTAATTTTACCGCTCTTTTAGCTATTTCATCACCTTCTGCGTCTGGTGTTAGTAGTGTAAATTGACCTGTTAATGCTTCTTGTAACGCTTCAGTAAGCTCTGCTATGCAATTGCTATTGCTATTTCTCTCCATTTCTTCCCACATCTCATCACCCTTAAGGTCTTCATCTGTGAGCGTTATTTCGAATGTGTATTTTTTCATTTTGCATTAAGTTTTTTAGACGTCCAATCGTGAAAGTTAAAAAACACTTTGAATGGAAATAATCCGATTAGTGTATGCGCTAATATGTTATGAGTAAGCCACCAGAAATGATGCTCAATAACTGGGTGAAATGGATAAAAAGGTTTTCTTAGATTCTTGGTATCTTCTAAGAAATTATCATCCCAGCCTTCAATATTAGAAGTTGGGGGCAATCCTTTCTTTCTGTTTTCAATAATATGTTCTCTAAGCTCTTTATTTGTTTTGTAGAGCCTTTTGCTAAGTCTATTCCTATTATAGAATTTTTCTATTCTTTTTACAAACCTACCTTTACTACCAAGTTTATCAGAATCTCCTGGCATGTATCCATCTTCTTTTGAAAATCCGAACATATCTTATTAATTATCAAGTATACTCATTTGCTTTCCAGGGAAATTCAAATCCTTGTCTGGCGTTTTAACCCCGTGCTTGCCTGCTATTGCCACAACTTGCATAGAAACTAGCCTATCTCTGTGATTTCCTTCTTCTGGTATTCTTGGGTCAACTTTAAATTCATCATCAAAGAGCCATTTCTCCTGAGCGAGTCTTATGCACTCATGAGTTAGGACGTCCTTGTCAGTCAATCCAAGTTGGCTAACATGGAATAAAAGTGTAGAATAACTCTTTGTTTTAAATCTTGGAGCCTGTTTAGAGCATCCAGCCAGAGCAAATACGTTTAGAGTTCTATTTGAATGAGCGTTTGAGTTTTCAAATAACTCAAGCTCCTTTTTCCTTCTAACATCTGAGAGTATGATCTTATCATGACCCTTTGCATCATTTTTAAATGCCTGGTTTATCCAATAATACTCTCCATTGATCTCACGAAGCTGTTCTCCATACCATATGATAAATGGTCGAAGTCTTTTTTTAACTGGAACGTCCTCTGTTTTAAAATCAATCATGTCAAGAGTAAGCGTTCTTCTATCCTCAAGTAGAAGACCATCTTCAATGTCTTTTTTCTTGATGTTTGGTAAATTAGAAACGCTTGATAGGTATTTGTAAACACTTTCTCTTAAATGCTCATTCATCTCCTTTTTGATGTTGTCTGCAAATGCCACTCTATGAAATTCATAGATGTCTATAAATTTTTTAGCTATTGTATCCTTACCACTCTTACCGTATCCACAGAGTCCAATGATCACTTTATTCTCCAGGTATTGCTCAAATATGTAATCGTGTTTTTCTTCTGTAATAACCTCCTTAGGTATATCAATGTCAAAATTGTACTGATGATTGAACATATTGTCTCTTTTGATGCAAAACTACTTATTAATTTTCAAGTAAAAAAATTTTAAAATAGAAATATAAAATTAAAAATCCACATATATATGGTGACTTTTTTATGGTAAAAATATATGAACTGTTAGTCCTGCAGTTCCAGATGAAATTTGATAGCTAGACTTCCTGTTGTCTGTTATAAACCCATAGTCTTTAAATCTAAATATGATTACCTCCTCTCCCTCAAATATTGCGTGTATAGCATTTGTTGCGTAATCTATTGATAGGTTGGTTATTTTAGATAACTTCAAAGGCTTTCTAAACTCTCCCTCAAGTTCATCTGCGGTAATGTGAAAAAACATAGTTTATGATTTAGACGGCAACTGGTGCCTTTATAGTTTTGAGCGGCTTATAGTCAACAACCTTAATATCTTCATACTGGAAGTCAAATATATTTTTGATCTCAGGATTTAACCAAAGACTAGGCAGTTCTGGGCCATAAGTATCTGGCATGTATTCAATGTCATCTTCCCAGAAGTTTATACCGCCTGCTCCATTGGAGTAAGTTCTATCGAGAAGTTCATTTACTTGATCTTTGTGATTAGAGTAAAGGTGAGCATCTCCAAATGTATGAACAAATTTCCCTGGCTTCATTCCAGTTACATGACATACCATGTGCAATAGCAGTGAGTATGATGCGATGTTGAATGGTACTCCAAGAAATGTATCAGCTGAGCGTTGGTACAATTGAAGTGATAATTCGTATTTTGGAAGCCCTTTATCATCCATATAGGTATCGCTGTCCCAGGCTTTCTTCTCATCTAAAGTAAGCATTTTATATCTTTCTGTATCTCGAAGCTCTCTCGCTTGAAACTGAAAGAATGCATGACAAGGGCGAAGCGCCATCTTATCAAGCTGTCCAACATTCCATGCACTAACAATAAGCCCTCTATCGTTTGGATTAAAGTTGTCGTGACTCTCTGTAAGCTTGTCAATGATTGTTTGAATTTGGTTATGGTAAACTGTCTCTATTCCCCACCCGTATGTATCATAGTCTCTCCCTCTCCAGTTAACCCACTGCTTTCCATATACAGGACCAAGGTCTCCGTTCTCATCTGCCCACTCATCCCAGATGTGAACCTTATTGTCAACAAGATACTTAATGTTTGTCATCGGAAGGTCCTTATACGCATCAAGCTTTTGGTGGTTTCCAAGGAACCATAGAAGCTCATGAGTTACTCCTGGCATCCAAGTTCTCTTAAGTGTTAGGAGAGGAAAACCATCATCCATGTTATATACGGACTGGTGTCCAAATATTTTAACAGTTCCCGTTCCTGTTCGGTCATCTGACTTATTACCTTCTTTTAAAATTCGTGTAACTAAATCTACGTATTGTTTCATGTTAAATCTGAGTGTTCTTCTTCGTAAATAATATCCATAGCATCTAAGTACTCTTTAACCAGAGTTTTTTGTGATTGCTTTATTTCTGTTTTTATTCCTATAGTTGTAAGCGCATGAAACTTGAGTCTTCCTACCATATTTAAGTATTCAAGACCTATGTACATTTGTTTGGCAGATACTCCAGCTTCAGCAGTAATATCGTACACAGAAAGAACTACATACTTTCCAAGGTACATGCTATGTATTCCTTCTTTAAGCTTATCTGACTTTGCTAATTTTTCAAGATCAGACTTATTATCAACTAATGCTGTTAAGAATGGACCTGTGTATCCCTTAGATTCTTCTAGGTAATTGAAGGCTTCTAGGAATTCTTCTGGCCTCCACTTAAATTCCTTAGAAAATATGTGTTTACTATTCTTGTTTGCTCTAATTGATTTTATGATCTTATCCTTCTCGCTAGAATCCACTGTGATCTTGCTCCATTCAGTTTTTGGAGGGGCCTGCGCATTTTTAATGTTGTTAATACCTTCTAACCCATTACTAAAGTCTTTTATTGTTTTTGATAGATTTTGGTATTCCTCTTCAGTGATTCCAGCTGCTTTCATAGCTTCCTCTCTAATAGCATCCTTTCTTTCGTCTGCTTGTATGGCAGAAACTATAGCACGCTTCTCATCGTCTGAAATACTATTGTTTTGCTGGGCACTATTTTCCTTTCTGATGTCTTTGTTTGGATGGATGGGTTTAATATCTTGTAGGTCAAGATTAAGTAGCGAGCATATATCTACAAGCTTATTATTGATGTCTACAATATGATCTTCTACCATGTTCTTAATATGATCGTCTTCTTTTTTTGTTTGCGACTGCTTTAGCGCTTCAATTAGACTATCATTTTTTCGGTGCATTTGTGCCATATCTCAAGTTTTTTAAAACTTAAGAAAATAGAAGTTTAATAACAAATTAGCTGATAGAAAATTTACTAAAGTATTCACCAGCTGTAATCTCAGTTCTGTCAAGATCATCAACATATTCAATCATATCTCCTATGGTCTGAATATCTTTTTGCATACTTGCGGCTTCTTCGTAATTTTCTTCTTCAGATAGGGCCACCATCTTTTCGGTTAAAAATTCCTGCATCTCTATGGCCTCAAACTTTATGTCCTCAACTGCTATGTATCTTTTGTTCTCCTGCTTTTGCTCAACTCTTATTTTCTCAGAAAGTTCTAGCAATCTATCATACCCCATTCTGTTAGTCTCTATTACAATAGATTGATCGGGGTTAAGGAATCTCTTGACCTCGGCCATTTTGTAGTTGAATTTCTTCTCCTGGAGCATTACTGACTCTCCTTTCATAACTTTCCTCTGGTATCTAAAGAAACCATTGTACAATATTCCTACTTCTTTTAAAAAGTCATCCTGCTTCTTTGTACTGTGAAGTATAATTGTATTTGGATTCTTTCCATCCTTAACTCTGACAAAATCGGATTCAACTATTCTTATGTAGTTTTTACTATCCATATCTTCAGAATTAGAAAAACCTCCTCCAAACTGAATGATAGGCTTCATGCTATTATCAAACCCAAACTCAAGAAATAAGTAAAAATATAACCTAATTTTATCCCCTACTCCTGGGACGTTGTGCTCGAATTTAAAGAGCTCATTTTTTGATATTATGAGCTTGTTCTTTGTTCCTTCTCCGATAGGATTCATTTGAAGTGTTTCGTAATCAAATGAAAATGTAGAACCCTCCATGCCATCATCTTCCCTTATGCTGTCTAAGTCTTTGATTATGTTTACCTCAAGCTCTCTGCTGTAAGTTAGTCCGCAACCTTCTAAAAACCTAGCCATCTCTCTTATGTGGCTAATATCAGAAAGCTCTTCGTTTCTTGATGATTCGAATTTAAGTGGGCTTGTCTCTACGTATCCGAAGTGCTCAAGAATTTCTTTAACATCTTTGTACTCTTCGCTACTTGTTATCTCTGGTTTTAAGCTCTTCTTTCCTGACTTAGTTATAAATACCATATTCCTACCTCCTTGAGAAAATGGGTTTGGTATAATGCAAAAATCAAACGTAGTCTCTTTACTCATAATTATAAATAGTCAGGAATTTATTTACCCTTTTTCTGGGTATTTATGATTAAGAATATTAACAAAATGGGAAAATTTAAAGTTAAAAGAGGTAAAAAGTTTTTCATGGGTCCTAGATGGAATTTCTTTGGGCGCTACAAAAAAGAGTTTGGTGCTAGAACCTACTTCTGGATTAACTGTACATATAAGCTTACAAAAAACTACGACCAAGTAAATAAGTTAACTGGTTGGTCATACAATATATTTCCATGGTATGATAAATCATCTAAAAAGTTCAGGTCAGGTCATCACAAGAATAGTGTGAGGTTTGGATGGAGGTGTGTTGACGGTGAGCAAATAGAACTAATTGCGTATGCATATATTGATGGTATTAGAAAACAAAGATCATTGATGTTTGTAGAAGTGGATTCTTGGATTAACTTAGGGTTTAAGGAAACTGATAGTTATTACACATTCAAGGCTATAGCGGAAGATGGAGAAAGTTCTGTTGTAAGATTCAAGAAGAGTAGTGATAAAAAGGGTTTTCTTGGACTATTTATACATAGGTTGTATCCTTATTTTGGTGGCAGAATACCTGCTCCACATAATATGACCATAGAAATAAAACATTTAAAAAAGTTGATATGAATTTATCAGAAGAAGACTTAAGAGCAATGGTAAGAGAAATGCTTAAAACTGGCGAAATAAGCGAGTATGATGCATTATACCCAAAGAAAAAAGAGTGGAAGGAGGAGTCTAAAGAACTTAGATCACTACTTGTTGATCTGCTTAAGAACATCGAGAACGATGAATACGAAAAAGGAGTAGACAAGATCGACTCAGTTGTCTACAAATTAAAGTCTTGGAAAACAAAGATTGAGAAATTCTTAGGATAATAAGAAAAAACAAATAACATGCACGATTCAAAGATAGAAAATATATGCACATGCGAATGCGAAGAATGCCTAAAGGGTGATTGTGAAAAATGCTCTTGCAAAGGCTGCGATTGCGAAGGATGTGACTGTGAGAAAAAATTCGAACCAGGAAGAGATTAATCAATCCTTATGAACATGAAGCTGAGGGTGAACTTCTAGTATATTGCTCCAGTTATTGTCATCTAACTTTTCAAAATTACAAAAGGCCAGGAACTTTCCTGGCTTTTCTATTAATAGTTTCTCCCATCCGAACGGAGTGATCTCGCTTATGTCTCTATCAAGCACTAAGTGAGAAAGATCAGGAGTCTCAAACATACAGCAAAGCCTAATAGAGTAGTATATATCCCCTCTATTGAACTTGCTGTAATCACAATACTTAAGCATCTCTGGCCTTCTTTCTAATAGGTTAATCCAGTCAATATTTGTCATCTTTGATGTACTTAGTATGTCAAGGTCACGTTCACCAGACTCAATTAATATCTCTGCTATCTGATACCCTTTTAGAGCCTTATAGTTTACTTGTTCTATTATATCTCTTCTATAGTTATACCCCTGAATTATATTCATCGACTCCTTGAAGTTAAATCTGTAGTTTGATAGGTCGATCTTATTAAGAAAATATGTTTCGCCAATTGATAGAAGTGACGCAGCTTCAATAGTCTTTAGCTTATTGAGGTCTATAGGGAAATATTCTATATAATGAGGCCTCCTACCAAGTAGGTGAATTATATTCTTAATCTTATATTGGTGTCCGTCCAGGTGAGGCTTGATCTCATCAGCTATATCTGTACCAACATCAATACACCTAATAAAAACCCTTATGAGTTTCATCTTGTCCATAGAATCCCAGTCAACAATTCTTCTAACATCTTCATTATTAACTATTACACGATCTGGTATAAGATTGAAGTCTACACTTTTAGACAATTTCTTAAGCATAGAAGGTGTGAGCTCATGCCAATGATTCACAAGGGTGTTAGCCAATATTGCATCAATTACTATGGGAATATTTTTCATAGTTGATTTTAAGAGTTTATTTGCTTATTTTTCCCCATGGATACATTTATAGGTAATTGTGATAAATATATTGGACCTACCTTATTAAAAATATATAATAAGGAAGGTAAACTAAAGCTGTATGTTAATAAAACTGAGCATGTAAAGATTATCTACATATATAGATATGAACAAGAAGTTACTCACATACATGCCTATACTATTCAACTGCCAGAACTTTCAAGAGATAGATTTATTAAAGACAAGAGTGGTAAGTATGTTAAAGGTAGACTTAGGCTTGGAGGTGATAAATTAAACGATAAGTACGCAACCTTTTTTGATTACACTAAGTTGATTGACAGTGTTCCACAGGAAACGGTTAGACTTTCAGAATCTAGAATGGAGCAGTGGGAGGTTGTAGGAGATATGGAAGAAATTAAAAATGAACACATATTTCTCAGTGGCAATAAATACGAAACTAGAAAGAAAGTGATTGAGGGCGATGAGCTCACTATATATAAGACTATTTTTGAGAACGGAGAAATGAAGAACTTCCTTTTCTCAGTTCCAGAAAATAAAATTGAAGAATATTTAGATAAACTAAAACAAGAGGAATAATGGAAAACGACAACAAAGTAGACATTGAGATGGCCGACATGATCGGTAAGACATATTTCAAAATAGCAACTTGGTATAACGAAGACTTTGGTACCGAAGGAGAAAGAGCAGAAGGCCTTAAGCATGTTTGTGCAGAAGTAATACAACAAGTGCTTGAAGATACATTTATGCAAATACAAGGACTTGGCGGCACTGGAGTTAAGACAATAAAGAATGATCAGCCAGAAGATAATAGTACTCCAGGTAAAGGTGGAAGGATGTTCTCTGTAAATGAGGACGCTATTACAAGAGCTATGAGAGAACAAAAAGAAGAATAACAATGAAGATACTCAGAAATATATTAAAGTTCATTACAGACCCTAAGAATACACGCATGCTGCTTTTAGCTGGTGTTGTTGTATTGATTTTACTTTTGTTGCAGCAATGTAATGCTAAAAACGCAGCAAGAGATGAGGCTGAGAAACAAAAGCAGGAGACTCAAAGAATAACAAACAACTATAGAGCTGCAGAAGATAGTATCGAACAGTATCAAATTGACAAAGATACGTGGGAGGCTGAAAAGAAAGGGTACCTACTTGACTATGATGAGTTAAAATCTGATTACAGCAATCTACTTGCTGACTTCAAAGAGGAGAAAAATAAGCCGCCAAAAGTAGTTATTAGAACTGAGTACATCATTAAAGACTCAATAAGAGATGTTCCAGTTCTGGTTGAAATTGATAGTCTGGGCAATAAAACAATGAAATTTGGAGACTCTATAAACCACGACAAATCTAACTTCATGGTATTTGACGGGAAGATACCTTATGAAATAACTTTTGATGAAATTGATTCAGTGTATAGATTAGTTCCTGGAAGTGCTTCTTTAGATTTTGAATTAGGTATGAATCTTGATCTCGGACTATTCCAAGATGAAGATACAAAAGAAGTTTTCATTAAGGCGCAAACAAACTATCCAGGATTAAAGTTTACAACACTAGATGGAGCCTTGGTAAGAACAAGCGATGAAAATAAAAAAGCGCTAAGAGCTCTCAGAAAACCATGGGCGTTGGGATTAAACTTAGGGTATGGAGCTGTAGTTGATGTTGGTACAGGCACGGTAAGTACTGGGCCTTATTTTGGAGTTGGGATTAGTTATAGTCCTAAGTTCTTGCAGTGGGGGAGGTAAATTAGTCTTTTTTAAACTATTTATAGAAAATAGTAAAATGGCAAAAAAAGAAGATAAAATACCAGGCGGACTAACTGATAATTGGACTGTTGAGCAAGTTGCAAAAAAACATGACGTATCTGTAGAGGATATAAAGAAACAACTTAAAAAAGGCGAAAAGGTAGAGCTTGAGCACACGAATAGCAAAGATAAGGCTAAAGAGATTGCTCTTGATCATCTTTATGAAGACCCTAAATACTACACAAATCTAAAAGACATGGAAGATAAGGCTAAAAAAGACATGAACGAAGGAAAGGAAAGCATCACTGAATTTGCTAAAAGAATGAGAGAGCTTACTGGTCTATCGGAGAATGAAGACAAGAAAAGGCTTAAGACAATTCAAGAAGGAGAAAATACTTTTGATGGAGAATCTAAGTTCATGGCAAAAGATTTCATGAAATCAAATGATAATGTTGAGGAAGAAGATAAGAAAGTTCCTGGCGATCTTGATATAAATGGAAACCCTATTCCTGCCCCTATTAATGAGTCTGAGGACAAAACAGATGAGGAATTTGAAACTCACAAGTTTGAACAAAAGACAATAGAAGAGGGCGAGAATGATGATGAGCTTTATCAACTAGATGAAAACACTATTATAGTTCTTGATTTCCTCGATGGTGAGGAAGAAGAGAAGTAGGATACCTTGGGACAAAAACGGCCCAGCCTAAAAGGACCGTTTGAGTTACAAAAAAAGAGGACTTATCGCTAAGTCCTCTTTTCTATTTTTAGAAAATTAATTTACTAATAACTTGACGGCTGATCTCCAGGCTGTGGCTCATGATCTTCTATTATTTCCTGACTATTTGATGGCGCCTGAGGCTTTTGCGTTTCACCTGCTTGTTCTGCTGCACCTTCTTGAGAAAGTTTGTTAAGGTAGTTAATTGCGAGATAAATGTAATGTGATTCCTCTAAAGAGTATGCTGATTTACCATGCGCAACATTAACTGCTGAGATTAGTGTGTTTATCGCTTCTGCTACTGAATTCATAATGTAAAATTTAATATTTATTAAATATATGAAGCTTCATCTTAAAACTAAATAGATATGATATTAAAAATCTAAATTAAGAAAGCTTAAAACTTCTTTATTTTTTAAGTCTTTGTACCCACACACAAACAAGGCAAATTCTATGATCATATCAAGATACTTATCCACAGGCTTCTTATTCCCTTTTCCATACTGCTGAACAACCTGCCTTCTGTCAACATCAATTTCTATAGTTACGTGAGGCATATTTTTACTATCCCTCAGAGATAGTATTAAAGATTTTCTGTTATTTATCTTGTTTTTGTAATGACTACCTGCTACACAATGACCCATAACAGCACCTTCATGCTTAAGGTCTTTGGGTGTTAGTAGGTAAAGAAAGTGATTGTTATCACTAAACTTGAACACAATTCTATCTTCTTCAACATCTGGCATGTCCATTTTTTGAATCTGGAGCTTTCTTCTCATTTCATCGTGCCAGTCAGTTTGCGCTTGATATGCGCTTTGAAAGTCGTATCTAAATATATCTGCTCTTGTTTCTGACGCCCAATCTACAATAAGCCTAAAGTCAGTGATTCTATTTATAAGCTCGTTATCCTTCTTGACTTCTTTAGAAATCCAAACATCATACTTATGCTTTCTTTTATCTGCCTTGTTCTGATCTTGATTAATACTACCTCCAACAAACCCTATAGAATCTCCTATTGAGGATATTTTCTTTACAATGTTATTAGCACTATCTTCTGGTAGATCAGAAAAGAATGAATCTTTTATGTATTGCTCTCTTTTAGTTAGCATTATCCTACACTTATTCTAAGGTTGATACTCTTGTCATCGACATCACTCACTTCGAAACTTCCACCGTATTCTTTGGGGTCATCCATCTTAAGCCCATTGATCTTATGAGTTTTCTTGAAGGTGAATGTGTTGTCATCAGTTAGCTCAAAGTCTACTACGGTATAACATTTCATAAGTACTCGAAGCTTATGCTGTAGGATGGTTAGTTTCCTTCTTCTAAATGTTCTTCGTTTAATCACGAAATCCTTGTATACCATGGATTACTTCTTTTTCTTCTTCTTTTTCTTCTTAAGACCCAGGGCGTTGATCTTCTTTTGGACTGAGCTCTCATTTCTATTGAGATTGTTAGCGCAATACTTCCTTCCCTTAGTCGGATAATGCTTCTTAAGGAACTCTTCATCTTCATCAGACCAAGCTCCCTTGATATATCCGCCCTCTACATATTGTTTAACCTCGCTCTCAACGACTTCAAATGAAGTTGGGTCTTCTGGGTCCAGATCAATTTTAAAAGGCCCTGACGGCTTTTCTGAGGCTTCTGAAGATTTATCAACATTCTCTACTTCATGAGTTCTGGTTGTGTGAAACTTATCCATAGTCTCATCGTTATTGGAATCAATAGTTGTGTCAATAGTATTATTGTCTGACTCCTGCTTAACAACTTCTTCACTTAATAGTGATGAGGAGTCTGATTCAAACAATTGAGCTTCCTTTGTGGTTATAAAATTTCTTTTCTTAAAAATTCTTATAGTCTTTGTCTCAAAGTCATCTGCAACTATTGAATTGCCGCCTAGAATGGTTACTTTTTCGTCTACCCCATCCTTTCTGACAAATAGGCTAATTGGGTTGTCAGTAATGTTTTTGATCTGGATTTTCATCAGTATATTTTTCTATTTTTAGAAACATAAGAAACTACGGGTAAAAAATAAAATATTTGTCTAAAAAAAAGGCCTGCCAAATTAGCGACAGACCTTAATATATCTAATATTTGTTATTATCCCTTGTAGTTACGGTTTCTTACCATTCTACCTTTTTCGGCATCAAAGTAATAAGCTGTATCTGGAGTCTTTTCTTCCTTAGGTTTAACAGAAACACTCTCGTTAATAATTTCTTGCTTAGACTTTCTCTTAACTTCATTGATTGTTTCAATCTCATAGTTAGGATTCTTAACAAGATTTCCAGTGTTAAGATCAAGGATATAAGCCTTACTCTCATTAAGGTAGTCATCTTCGAATACCTTAAACTCTGCTCCAGAAAGAGAATCTGGCTTAGGAACTACTATCACTTCCTTACCATCTACGCTGTCTCCAGCATCAATCTCTTGGTTTCTCTTCATGAATTCTTTTTCATTCTCTATTTCTCCTTGCTCTCTTGAAACTTCTTTGTGAGAAACTTCTGGCTCATCGCATCCGCACGATTCAGCAAGTCTAATAGTTGAGTTCTTCTCAAAGTCAGAAAGCGATTTCCATCTATTGCTTTCTTCTTCTTTAGATTTCTTGTGAGTAATTATATATCTCTTGTTAACTCCTTTTTCTTCGTTTTCTGTAAGACCAACAAATTTTCTTTTTGATGGGTCAAAGCTTTCAGAAAGACCTTTTGACTTCTTACCTTTCATTCCAGCTCTACCTCTTGGTGGGTTAGCTGCAAGATCGTTTTCTTCTTCAGAATTAACCTCAACTCCGTGAAGACCAAGTGCGTGGTTCTTATTCATTCCTTTAGGAACGTACCCACTTCCTGGCTCAAGCTCTACTTCTGTCCATCCATCTGAACTAGATTCTCTCTTGAGCGTTCTTTTCTTACCTTTCTTAGAATATGGAGTCTCTTCAAATCTCTCCTTGAGCTTTTTCTTGTTGATTTTGCTCTCTGGAGAATCTCCCATTTCTTCATCGAAGTCTCCACCCTTAGCGAATGCTCCTGGAGTTTGGTATGCTCCTGCTCCTGCTCCACCAGCACTTGCAGTAACTTCATCAATGTATTTCTCTTCCTTATCAGATTTCCATCCCATATCAATAGTTTCCCACTCAGAAGGCTTAAGTTCTTTAGGAGAAGATGCGCCAAATTTGTTCATCATCTTTTCGAAGTAATCTCTGTAATCTTTCCCCATCTTTTGCTCACACTCTTCTAGGTCATCAAATAGTAGATTACCTGGAGTGTTAGCATCTTTTACTTCTGGGTGATTCTGATCAACATCTTTGTCATCATGAGAGGATTCCATAATCCTATCAAGTGTTTCATCGTAATCAGATGTAATAATATCTGTTAGGCTTAATTTTTTCATATTGCTTTCAACCATTGAGTTTATACTTTTTTCGACTCTATCTTCAATTCCTAGCTTCGTCTTAATGAAGTAGTTCGCCTCTCTTTCGGCATACTCATCAAACTTTTTCTTAAGTTCTTTTTTGAATTTGCTCATGTTATCAAGCTTGAAGAATAGTTTATCATCTATCATGAATGGCCCTTTCTTGTCGTGGTGACCTCTAAAGAATGATACTTCAGTAGTCTTGTAAGTCATGTCCATTGTTTCTGATTCAGCGTCAATATCAACGTGAATCTCAACAACCATCTTCTTACCACCAAAGCTCAAGTTCTTTTCAAAGAATCCATTAGTTGACTTAGAGCCTTTAACTCTGTTAACAGTCACATTAACTTCACCTTTCTTGGAACCCATACCGTAAGTAGAACCATCACCGTAAACACCTCTATTCCAACCTTGCTCACCTTCACCTCTGTTCCAGTTAGTCTCGTCATCTTTCCTAATAGCTGTGTCTAAACGTGATTTAAAGCCTTCAGAATCGAAAGCTTTTTCAGAAGACTTTTCCAACTGCTCTTCAATTGCATCATAAACCTTAGCCTTAAGCTCTTGGTCTGTTGCAAAATGTGAACGTTGCTTGTCGTTTTTTTCTGAGTTATTTTCTATATTGGCCATTTGAAAATCTTTATTTCCTATAAATAGGCCAAAAAACAAAAAACCCATCACTTTGGATGGGTTCAAGTATTATGATTGTTTACTGAATATTCCTGGCTTTCTGAAAATCTTATTGCCTATCCAGACTAGATTTTTTTCTTTTGTAGTTTCGGCCTCTTCTATCTCCTCAAGGCCAAATTGCTCTGCGTGGTTATCAATCCAATGCTCGATCAGCTCAACCATTGGCTTGCTCCTAAAATCATCGTTATACTTTTTGGTGTCTGAGTATTCATTTACCAACTCACTTGCCATGTGAAATTCAGATCGAAATCCGAAAAATTCAAAGTCTTTAAAATAGTCTTGCATAATTTTTATTTTACGTATCCCCTTTTTAACCAACACTTCCAAGTATCTTTGTCCACAAACTCTCTGACACCTGGGTTATCAAGATATAGTTTATTTTTATACATATATCCCACAAAACGCCTGCTCTTAACCTTTTTTTTCTTAGATATTATCTTTCCAGTAATGTCTACATCTTCAAGGTTTAAGTCTTCTTCTACTTCATAAATATGGTCTTTATATATTTTCTCAGCATGTAGCCAGAAACGATAGTTCCATATTAAATTTAGTAGATAGAATCTTAGTCTTGAGCACTTCCATATCATCCTATTGTAATTTTGGATATTATGAAATATGCGATAATAAATATAAGGGAAGCTATTGACATCAGCATAAAGAAAAATACGAAGTTAAATCTCATTCTTCTCCATATAGATAGCTCATCATAACCTTCTTGCCTCCTTGTTCCCTGGAAGTCCTTAAACACGAACCAACCAGCGAAGCCAGCAGCTACAGCCAATAGTCCAATAATTATTTTCAGTAATATCGCCATTTATTTATCTTCTTTATCAGTAGGTGAGTCTGCGCTTTCTGAATCACCTTCGTCTTTAAGTTCGTTAGAAGTTAGTTGAACTATGAACGCCTGAGTTTCTTGCATAGATGCGTGAATATCTGCTAAATCAGAAACCTTACCCTTAATCTTGTCAATTAAGCCAATCTGTTTATCCCTATCGTTAAGGATAGCATTGATGTCGTTCATTAGATCGTTTTGATCACTCTTGAGCGACATCATTACTTCACCTAATATTTCAAGTTTACTCTTCATTGCTAACTGGCTCTCTTGATAATTCTACATCAAGGTCTTCATAAAAAACGTCCATGATTTTAGTGAGCGAAACATCTGTAGTTTCATAAGTAAACATAGCATCTGACAATTTATCCGCCAATTTGTTATTAGCAGATTGAACTGAAAATTCTTCTACCATGTAAGTCTGCTTAGTCTTAGAAACCTTTCCGTTATCATCTTCTTCAGAGATTTCGATCTTGCACTTATACCATTGTCCTCCATCTTGATTTCTGACTACATCAGTTACGTCAGTTACAGACATAGCATGTACAAGGAACTCTCCTTGTGCTGATTTTCCGATTTCTTTTGTGATTCTTGCTTCAGCATCTGTGAATGATACTGCTGGAAGGAGGAACGCCTCATTTACCTTTTTAAGGTCTTCATTTCCGTTCTTTTCAACCTTCTTAGTGTACTTTACCTTTACGGTATACCATCTGTTCATAATGTTGTCTCTTTTGATTTACTACAAATGTAGAATTTTTTGAGACAAAAAACAATAGTTATCTATGGAATCTATGATTGTTTGTGCTCATCATATTGGTATCAAATATACCCATCCCTTTATTAGTGGCAGCACCCCCAGCTTTTCTAAGGTTCTTTTTAGTGTTAAGGTTGTCTTGCTTGAGTGAACCCATTTCTTGGTTTACCCAATCTTTACCAGAATCTCCGCCATGAAGTTCCCAGGCTTGAATTATTCCAGAATTTTTAACGGTTTTTCCTGCTTGCTTATCCTGGTTATATTCGTCTTGATTGGTTTCAAAGAAAGATTTAAGCCTTCTCATCTGATCAAAAGACTGAGTTTGCTTAGAAGCGAGTTCCTTGGCTTTAGATAGTCCAGAGCCAGTGTTTGTACCAGATGTGGTTAGATTATTGTTATGAGCAGCATTAAGCGCCTCCTGAGCTCTCTGAGCAACGTTTGGTGGAGGAGTAAATGTTTTGTTGTTATCGAATTGAAATGCTTCGTACAAAACCTTTCTAACTCTTTGCCTAACTTCAGCTACCATTTTTGAATCCTGGTTTACTGAGCTAGTTTTTTTCTTGTAATCATTAACAACTGAGTCGGGATAAAGAGTGTTCTTATCCATAACATGAAGCCTATCTATATCATATCCCATATCAAGATAGTCCTCTAACTCATCGCTCCAGATGTAAATCATATCACCTGATTCTTCTGGACTAAATTTATCTCCAAATCCTAGTTGTTCCATTACTTAATTAGATCAAGAATAGCGTTCTTAATATCTTGAGGTAATTTAGTAGGAAATCCTAATTGAGAAAGATTCCAGTTTACCTCGTCATAAAATGCTATGTCATTAACTGGCGCCCCGCTCTCAAGAGTTCTCTTAATAGCTATGTTTAAAGCCTCATCACTCTTAAGTGATATTGTATTTGCCTGAGCTCCTTGATATAAGGTGGGGTTGCTGTATAGGTTATCCACAATAGAAGATACGCTTCTTGGTTGATTGGTGCCGTTCATTCCTCCACTAGCGTCTCCACCCATAAAATTACCTCCCTGAGTCTCTTGAATAGTTCCAGCCTTTTCTCCAGAAGCTAATTCCGATAGTCTCTTATATTCTTCTGATAGTTTTTCAGCGTTAGTTTCGTCTCTATCCTCTTTGAATACTTCGTTCTTCTTGTCTAGTGCTTTAGAAAGCTCTAGCATTCTGTTTTTTTCTTTATTCTCCTTGTTCTCTTCCATAATAATTATTTTTACCAAACGATAAACCCTTGGCCAAGATCGCCAGAATAAAACCTAATAGATTTAGGTACAAAAGACTTGTAAATTTTCTCAAGGTCAAACTTAGGACTTGTAACCATACTGTTAGTTGAGTTGTTAGGCATTTCATCATCTGGCATGATATTACCATCATCGTCCACTATCTCATTCATATTCGCATCTCCCTCAGAAGAGTTAGATAAAAAGTCAACAAGAAAATCTCTAAACATATTGCTATACTGCTCCTTGTTAGATTGAACCCAGTTTTTAAATTGTCCTAGCTCAACTACAGCACTAGCATCCTTTTCGTAGGGTGTAGAGAAATTAAACTTTATGTAGTCATCTTCAACATTAAAGTCAACATCAGTAATATCTTTAACCATATCAGGTGATACGTCCATAATATCTTCGTTCTCACTAATGAGAACACTCAAGCATAAGTCTTTTAATTTCTTCATGAAGCGCTTTTTAAATAAATATGCGGAAATTAAAGAAACTACAACTTATTTAGACAATCGCTAATGAAATCTGGCTTTACTGTAAAAAGGTTTTTAGACAAAGATTTGGTTTCTGTCTCCTGATATGTATCTACTCTCTCGATAATATCAATTTTGCCATATGAGTTTATAGTGCCTCCGCTTTCTATGGCAGTATACGAAGTGCTTTCATGCCAGGGTACAGAGTGGAGCATTACTGGTGATATATATTCTATAGTACTACTCACAAGCTCTTTGTCGCATTCATTCACAAATTTCCTGTGCATTACATTGTTCTGAACCCTGTAGTAGCAATTAAGATTACCACCATCATTAAACTCCACAAAATCAGTGAGGTTATTGGTCTTGTCGTAAATACTTATCTTCATTACACCTCCTCTGAAAGTCTTAAGTCCTTGATAGGTCTAAATGATACATCTTTCTCTGTAAGATAATCCATAACAAGTTTCTTAAACCTATCGCTACCTAATTGGTTTGCAAATCCTTTAACCTGATCGAATTCAATACCATCTCTCTTGTTGTATGTGAATCCAATGGTATATCTCTCCATTTCATCTTCTGGTCTTTCTGGGTCTCTATCATAAGCTGAGCCTAACAGATATGTTCCCTGAGCTACGTTAGGAGCGTATGCAGAGGCGCTATGACGCATTTCTACACCTTCCTTAATGATCATGCCAGGAGAGTTGTGTAAAACGATCTCAAGAGGCCCATTGTAATCATCCTCTCCTTTAGTCTCAAGGAAATGGAATTTCTCAACAAATTCCTTAATAGCTCCCATCTTCTCCTCATCACTCTTAACCTTGTAATACTTAACTAGCATATCGTGATATTCTACAAGATCATCATACGTCTTGATCTTGTTAAAGTGTCGCTTGGGGTCAAACTCCATTATTTCCATCATCATCCTCGCATCATCGTATTCAACGAACGAGAATTCTTTAACATTCTTATAGGTTTTAAAGAAATGCCTTGACTCAAGATATGAGTCAATAATCTGAAGCACTCTGTCTAGCTCATCAAACTCCATTTTACTTCTAAAGTAAATTGCTTCAATAGCGTGAGTTAACAAGTCAAGATCATGCTTCTGCAGAAGGGCAATAACTTCTTTCTTTTCATAAAACTTAAAATACTTGATGATTTGCTTATAATCAGCAAATGTATTTATTGTCTTAAATATGAACTTCGAGATTGTCCCATCCTCAACAGCGTCAAGAACCTGGTATCCAGAGTCAGTCTTAACAACCTTACCTCCTTTGTAGTTCTTGTTTTCCCTAACCATGTAGTTAGCGTCAACATCTTCATTCTTAACTTCAAACTTCAGATCATCTTCAGATTTATTCTTTTCATTCTCATACTCGATTCTTTGCTTAGACTTATAAACAAAATCATGAGCTTCTTTATTATCTTCATTAACCTCTTCATTAAGCTTATTGATGTATTTAGTTACGAGGAAGTTGAATATCTTAACTGGAGATGTAGCTCCAGACTCTTCCATTTCTTTAGAATTAGGTATCTCACACTCAAGCATAAGATCGTATAAAAACTGAGAACCTTTTGTAAGAGCAACTGTAGAAAGATTGCTGTATTTGATTATGCCAAAAAACACAGACAATAGCTTCTTTACATAAGGAAGCCCTACATCATTTGACCTATTTCTTACAAACTCTAGAAATTCCGAAACAATGCTTGCATTCTTTGTATCTGAAACAAAATTAGCTAGTCTATTAATGTATAAGTGAAGGCTGAAGAAGTTGATTATCTTGTCTGTGTCCATAGTAAAGAACCTGTCAACATATTCAATAACTTCATCAAGATCGAACTCAACCTCTGGTTCATCCCCAAATTCTTGGAAGAATAAGTTTTTAGAGTTCTTTTCAAATCTCAGGTATTTGATTGATTCTTCAAACACAACTTTAAACTCATTTTCTCCACTTGAATTTGCTCTACTTGCAATTCCTGGACAAACTTTAGCATAGTATATGATAAGATCAGTATCGGTCTCTACAAACTCATATCCAGATATAAAAAACTCCCCAACGCTAATTAATTTCTTCTTTGCTTCTGGGTCGTTATATTTCTTTTCGCAGTGAGGGCATTTAATTTCTCTATCGAATGCAAGTTTAATATCCTTATAAACTCCTTCATAAAGACCTTCTTCGTCATCCTGCATTACATGCTCAAGGTCTACCAACTCCTCTTCGTTACTAACAACAAACTGCTCTCCACAGTTGCAAAAGAACCTATCTTCTGTCTTGTTTTCTCTGAAAATAAAGGAATACTCCTTGTCAATATTTTCTAAATTTATAATCCTATCTTTTACCATACTTATTACGTTTTCAAAAATATATTCATTTAATACAAAAAAACCAAGGCTTTCACCTTGGTCTTATTATAAATGATATGATTGTTTTGCTTATTATAGAAGCTTAGATACTTTCTTAGATTCTTCGTTAATGAAGTTGAATAGCTCTTTTTTGCTTTTAAATGACTCTGGTAGTTCAATTCCTTTTGCAATTCTTCCATATGGGTCATCAGCGCTTGGCGCCTTTTCCTTAGCATCAGCTTTCTTCTGACCTGTTGTATGCTTTTCTCTTCCTTTAATGTCTCCACCAGCCTCAACGTAAGTTTTAGCTCCTTTGTCGCCCTCCTTATCTTGTGAGTTCATTTTAACTTCATCCTTTCTATCTTCAAAAGGAGTAGAGGCGTCTGTTCCTTGATTTCCTTTTTTAGAATCAAAGTCACTGTTGTGCATTCCTTCAATGTGTGGATTATCAGAGCTTCCTTTTTTAGTTGAAGATTTAGCGTCTACTTTTGCGGCTGCAGCTATTTCTTCATCATGTCCCTGATCTTTATCTTGCTGATTCATTTTAACATCTGTTGGAATGTCTGAATTTTCCATGTTAGCTTTCTTCTTTTCAAACTTACCATCAGTGTTTTTAGTATAAGCAGAGCCGTCAGAATTGTCAACTCTATCCATAGCGTTCATCTTAACATCCATGGTATCACCAGCATCAGTGATCTTATCTGCTTCCTCAGAAATAATTCTAAGAGCTTCTTCTTTAATAAGTTCTTTCAACTCCTTTGGAGAAATGTTTATCTTATCCATTGTATTGCAATTTTTATATAAATATGGAAGAAAACGCAAAATTCACCCCTTCTACAAAACTTTTTTATTATATTTGCGTATAAGTACTAACCTATAATTAAAAAGACGTACACTAATGGCGAACAATAGAGGGCGAAATAGAGGTCGAAAAAGAGATAGAGGACCTAAGCATAAAATAAACGATAAGATCAGATACCCAGAAGTAAGAGTTGTTGAAGGTATTGATACTGGAATTTACGATACCTCTGAGGCTCTAAGAGAAGCTGAAGACCTTGGCTTGGACCTTGTTCTAATAACTGAGAATGCTAAACCACCAGTTTGCAAGGTGATTGATTACAAAAAATTCTTGTATGAAGAAAAGAAAAAGCAGAAAGAGCAAGAAAAAAATCAAATCAAAGTTGTTGTAAAAGAAGTTAGATTGTCTCCAAACATAGGAGATCATGATTTTGATGTGGTTAAGAAAAGGGCTCACGGCTTCCTAGAAGATGGGAATAAGGTAAAGGTGACTTTAAGATTTAAAGGCAGAAACATTGTTTTTAAAGAAAGAGGTGAAGAGGTAATGCTTAGATTTGCAGACGAGCTTAGCGAAGTAGGCGTTCCAGAGTCTATGCCTAAACTACAGAACAGGCAAATGATCTTTACAATAAAGCCAAAAAAGAAAAAATGAGTAACAAAGAAGAAAAGTTTAAGCTTTGGCCGACTATATCACCATCAGACAAACAGGTGAAATCAGTTGTGGGAGAAGCTACTTGGGAGAGCATGAAAAGCAATGCGTTCAGAAGAGATAACTATACCTGTCAAGGGTGTACATTTGAGCCTTATGAAGTTCCTCCAGAGGAAGTTCTTGATATACATGTTGTTTCTGTTGATGAGAGTAATCCAGAGAACTCAGAAGTAAGAACGACTTGTATGTTATGTCATTTTATAGAACATATTGACGCAGCTCTGGCGAAAGGTTATGTTGATCTGGTTAATAGCCACTTTTCTCAAGGTCAGATTATAAACATATGCCGCAACAATTCTTTAAGTGATCACATAGAGAATGGTGACATTAGATACATAAAAAAATCTCCTCAAGAATATCTTGAAGAGATTAAATCTGGTATCGCCAAAGAAGGACGTGTAAAAGTTGTATTCACGGAAAAGTTTATGCGTGAAATGGGTATAATGAGTGATTAAGACTTCTTAATCTTCACTGGAACCATTTTGTAAAACTTTCCATCTTGTCCTTTGACAACTTGGTATCCGTCTTTAGTTTTGGTGTAATTTTCGTAAGTTAGTTTTCCTTTAGTTTTTTCTGTGTAGCTATCAAGAACATCTGAAATTGTATTTCTTGCAATCTGCTCCATCATTTTCTTCATGTTGTTGAAGTCAAAGTTAGGTTGTCCTTGAGTTTGCTGATCTCCCATGACATTTGCCATTTGATTTGCACTAGCCTTAGAAGCATACTGTAAATATTCACTATCGTTCTGCATCTTAGACCTTTTCTCTGCCATCATTCTTTGTGGATTGAATTCTGGTACGTATCCATTATCATCAACACTCAAGTCTGGTTGCGATGTATTTGCAGCATTTGGGTTGTAAGTAGGAGTTGAGTATGAACCTCCGCCTCCACCTCCGAACATAGCGTCAATAGCGTCTAACTCAGAGTTTCCACTACTTTTTGGCTTTGGTGGCAACCCAGCATCTGGATTAATCTTATAGCTTGGGTCGCTTACACTGTTGTTAGGGTTGTTAGGATTTTTTTTCATCTTAGGCTCTGGAATACCTTGAAAACCCCCTGGGCCTGCTCCGTTCTTTTTAGCATTAACAAGGTTTGACATATCACCTCTCTTAGCACCGCTTTTAAGAGCCTGAAGCCTTGAGTGCATGTCTGAATTTTGAGCTGTAACTGGAACGTGTGCTGTTCCTCCCTCATTCAAAGGGACTTCTGTGATAGGCATTGGTATACCCGCTTTTTTAGCTCTTGCTCTTTTTTCTTCTAATGTTGGCATAATATTGTTTTTAATTAGTCCTCTTCCTCTTCGCCTTCTCTTATCCTTCTAGCTTCTTCTTCAGTTATTTTTTTAAACTTAAGTCTTTCAGCTGTATTTAGCTCTCTTATATTAGAGATCACAAAGTCATGAAAAAATCTAAATTTTTTGTATTTTGTTTCACCCTCTGGGTTTCTAACTTCATCATTGGTAGCTTCTTCATCGACCTCTTCCTCTTTAAATATCCTTAAAAATAATTCATACTCATTTGGCTTCATATCCGCCTTTACTGTAAGTACGCCTTTTTTTTCTCTACCAAACTTTCTGAACCTAACTCCTCTGCCGATCATCTCAAAAACCATATCTTTAAGGTCTATATAACTGGCCTGTTCTATTTCTGAATAACTAATCCAGTCTCCATAGAACTCTTCAAAAGTATTCATTGGATATTTGTAATGGATGTCGATAAGTATTGGTGTTGTACCTTTTCTATTTTTTGCCATAACTTAAAATAACTGCTTCTGCACCTTCAGAATCCCACCAAACGTAAAACTCTTCGTTTCTCTTAGGGTGCAAGAAAAATAATCTATCAATTTCTTTCTTGTACTTCGCTCTCTTGAACGTTTTTTTAAGTTTATCCACTTGATCTTGGATGTACTCATCCTCGGTATCAATGCTAAGCAAATCATCTTTAGTTTCTTTTAGGTCGTCAGTAAACCACCTAAGAATCTCTTTTCTGTAGACTTTTTGATTGTCTATTATTTGCTGAATAGTATGCATAAACTTCAAAAGAAATATAATACAACAGCTATCTAAAGTAAATAGTTATGAATGTAATTATGCTTCAGGGATTGGTTCTTCACCCCCTGCTGCTGGCTCCTGTGGCTCTGGTTCTTTATCAACTGGGTCACCTCCAGGTTTTCCTGGAATTATAGTGAGCTTTTCTCTCCAATCTTTTTGCCAAGCATCATAATGGCTATAGAGTTTCTCTACTAATCTTTTATTACCAGAAGTAACCAAAAGGTCTTCGGTGTTTATAACAAGACCGTCTTTTAGAGAATAAGCCCAGCTTAGAGTTCCTTCTCTTCCCATTTTAATTTGTCCAGATGCTCCAGCCTCAATTCCATCTTGTCCTACAGACATCTTAAGAGAGTATCCATTAGATTGCGTATCAAATACAACAGAAGCGCCATCAACCTCTTGAAGCATTTGTTCGAAAGAGTTTTCAAACTCAGCTATTTCAGAAGACGTGATCTGTGGAATTCCGCTACCGTAGCTTTCTCTTATTGTTGTAGAAATAAGTTTATTTCCGTTCTTGTCTTCTTCTGGCTTATCTCCTCCGTAAAAAACAGCATATTCAAGCTCTTCTTCAGACAACCCCTTTGGCTTAAAGGTTCTGCTTCTAGCTTTCTTTTTTTTCTGAGCGCTATCTTTAAGAGTTTCAAAAGCAAGAGACTGAATCTCCTGTCTGATCATTTCTAATAAATCGTTTCTAGTCATATTAAATCTGGTTTATCCACATGCCTTTCTTTTCCCACATCCACCTGTGATACTTAAGCATGGTTTTTTTAATTAAGTCTTTGACTTCTTTACTGGTCATGACGTCCTTAACAGCTTTCTCAGCTTCATCTTGAGCTATTTTTTTAACATCCTTATCATCAGGCATGTTTCTCAACTCGCTCTTAAGAACATCTTTCACTATACTCCTAACCTCTTTCTTGGTCATTACTCATTAATTTTTTCTTTAACTCGGTTAAGCATTTCAAAAAGTCTTTCATCTGGATAGGTGTCCTGCTTATCTCTTCTTATGCTTGTATGGCTCCAGATACCTGGGGTTTTGTTCTTATATAAGTCCTGACTGTATTCGAGCCACTCTCTATCGAATTCGATATTTTGTACTGGTATTTTGTATTCCTTAACCATCCAAATAATAAGCTTTTCAAGAGATTTTATTTGCTTGTCAGAATACTTGTGGTAATACTTATCACCTCTCCACTTATCTTCAAGCGTGTATACTTCGTCTTCTGGAACCTGTCCTCCATAAACGTTATAGAACTTATCTCCTTTTTTAGTAAGTCTTCCCCAGGCGCAAATCTCAACACCTATTGAATGCTTATCAAGCTTACCTTTAGTTCCTTTTGCTCCAAGATGGTAACTCCAATAGTCTGGATTGTGAGCTTCATATACCTTTCCATCTTCTTCTCCTCTACCACTTATTACAAATGCGGTAGCAATTCTTGGAGCGTTTCCGTCCCAGTATTTAATAACTCTCTTAGCATCAGGTCCACTTACTGTGTAGTGTATGAAAATCTTATCTTTATCAAATACTTGCTTAATATATTGCTCTGGACCCATGTGATGATCTGCATCAACATCTAATCCTGGATAGTCTTTTGATCTGCTAGAATCTTTATCTTCCTTTGAAGTTCTTTTTTGAGCAGCTTTAAGAGCAGCAAAAGTTTTAGGACCAGCAATTCCATCTACTACAAGTCCATACTTCTTCTGAAATGCTTTAAGTGACCTCAAAGTTTTCGGCCCTAGATCGCCATCAATTACAAGATCATACCCTAACATGGATAATAATTTTTGTAACTTAGATACCTCTGCGCCTTTGTCTCCCAATGTAACCATAAATCAATTTTATTATAAATAGGTAGAAAACTGGTGTTTTTAAGATTTAAAGCAAAATAAAAAAGCCCCCAAACTGGAGGCTTTAATATTATATATAGACTTTAGTCTTATTACTTATTGTTTGAATTAAGCTTTTCTAATTCAGCTTGAAGTGCTTTCTTCTCGTTTTCAAGAACTACTTTTTTCTTAAACTTAAGAGCTTCTTCTCTTACAATGCTTCTAAACTCGTCAATGCTAATTTGCTTTCCTTCGTTTTTTCCACCTGTCCAACCCTTACGTCCTGAACCTGCTCCAGATGCAACGTCTGTAAAACTTGCTCCACCCTTCTGTGCTTGTTTCTTAAATGTATTTAAGTCCATAGGCTCAGCAACAACGTTTAAATCCTTGTAAAGAAGGTGAACATCGTTTTTATCTTTGATTCCATATTGCTTAGCAATCTTTCCAACTTGCTGTCTTGCAAGTTTCTTTAACTGGTCTGTAGCCTCAGAGTATGCTTCTACATTGTAGCTTTTATAAGCTTGCTGCATTTTGTCATACAAATCTTTGTTATTAGCAATAAATGCATTCTTTGCCTTTTTGAATTTATTTCCAAAGAGTTCGTCTAACTGCTCTCCTTCTTCGTAAGATTCTTCAATATTTTTGGCCATTAATTTCTCAGCTTCTTCCTTAACAAGGTTTCTGAATTCTTCAATAGTGATTTCTTTTTTTGCCATAGCGGTATTTTGTTTCAATAATTTCTTAACAATCATTTCCAATAAATATGCTGAAAAAAACAAAATACAATTACTATTTATAGTTAATGTTGTAACATTTTTCTAAATATGTCGTATAACAAGAAAAACCAACAAGATTAAAATTATGAAAGCTATTGTTTTAAAATTTGCAGATTTAACTCCAGAACTAGAGAGTAAGATTGATAGGTTTATGTACGTAGAGATGCAAAAGCTTTTTTCTGAAGAAGAACAAGAGGAGATCATGATTATGGATGAAGATGAAGCTACCTTAGTGGCTTTCGTTGACGAAAATCAGCATAATAAACTTAATCAATTGGTGGGCGGCATTAAGCTTTTAGACAACTCTGCTATTGCAAAGTATGAGGATGTTACGGATAATTTCTTGTACAATAATGACTTTTCTGATTATACTAAGAAATCAGACAAAATTGATTCATTTATTAAAAGTCATCTTGATGTAGATGCTGTTCTTGATAAAATCTCAAATATTGGTATTGATAGATTGATTGATGCTGATCGAGAAATCCTTGAAGCTGCTAGTCACTAAGAAGTTTAGCAATGAGTTGAGTCATAATACTTTCGTTAGACACACGAACCTTCTTGTTGTAATCCTTGTTGTCAAGAACTTTACTAACAACCTGGCCTTTGCCCTCAAGTAACTCTACAATATCTTCATCAATTGTGTCAACCACAACATATCTGATTATATGAATATTATCATGCTGAGTTGTTGCTCTATGTATTCTATCCTCCGCCTGTTCCATATCAGCAGGAGTCCATGCGTAGCCTAAGAATATTAGAGTAGCAGCCTCAGTTAAAGTAATACCAACTCCAGATGCACCTATCATACCAGCAAATACATTAATTTTCTTGTCCTCCTGGAATCTATCAACAGATACTTGCTTTTCCTCTTGGTTCATACTTCCAGTGTGAATAACTGAATTACCTGCGAACTTCTCATGAAGCTCTTCTGCTAGAAATTGATAGTCTGACATAACAACAAGCTTTTCATTATTTCCAGTCAACTCCTCAACTACGTCATCACTAATCATCCTCTTAAGCTTAACACCTCCAGTAAACTGCTTTAGCTTGTGGACTTTTTCTAAAAAGGATTCTTCCTTTTCTTCCTCAGTTCCATCTTCAGCAACCACTTTCTTCATTTCTTTGACAAGTTTATTATACTCACGCCTTTCTGCGGGTGTAAGCTCTATTTGAATATCTGTGTAAGTCTTCTCTGGCAGCTGATCAAGAACATCTTTCTTAAGCCTTCTAAGGAAGAAAGGGGATATTCTGGAGAATAGCTCCTCAAGATTTGATGCTCCATCATAATCCCAGCCAAATCTATCTTCAAATGCAGCACAGTATCTAATTCCATAATCATGATAACTATTCCACATGTCTGGATATAAGAAGTTAAGTCCAGAAAATAATTCTTTAGGCCTACTCTTAATGGCGGTACCTGATATAAGTATCTTTTTTTCTATAGTATCTCTGAAAGCTTTCTTTATAATTTGTGTCCAATCTGTTTTTGGGTCCTTAATCCTGTGAAACTCATCAATCACTATAAGATCATATTCTTCAGGGTCAATATACGCATCGCCCTTATCTCTAAAATACGCAAGTCCATTGACCCTTGTTTTAAAACTGTTCGTGTTTTTGCAGTCTTCACATTTCTTGTGCTTTTTCTTAAGATCAATGATCTCACAGCCGCACTGCTGAGAACCCTTTCCAGGAACTATTATTCTACCCTTACACTTATGCTTATATTCAAGTTTAATGTAAGTCTGAATTGACTCGTAGTTAATTATATGGAATAGAGAATCTTCTTTTGCATAGTTGATCTTGCCGCTCTTCTTAGTTGGGGCATATTTGTATACATGAGCTCTCTCGTTAGAAAACTTAAGTATTTCTTTCCTCCAGTTAAGCTTGAGAGATGCTGGACATACCACAAGAGTCTTAAGACCATGCTTGGCAGCATAAGCAATAGCTGGGAGTGTCTTACCAACACCTGGCTGATCTCCAAGTATGGCTTTACCATTATTGATTTCGAAAAACTTAACAGCTTGCTTCTGGTAGTCGTAAGGCTGAATTTTCATAAAACTGAAATCCATATCATCAAAACTAAGGTCAGCCTGCTTTACTTTAAGCGCTTCCTTAATTCTCTTTTGCCTGATTCTATATTCATTTCTTAGGTGATTCAATTCTTCTGGCAGAAGATTCTCAAACGCAAAAGGAATTGCGTTATCAACCATAAAGGAGATAATGTTTCCCACTTGGACTTCACGAATAATTCTAACCCAATCATCCTTTGTCCCCTCTGGAGTCATGATATTATCTACACGAACTGACCTATGTTCCTTAGGTAGCTTCTTTATAAAGTTTGTAAGCACTGGTAAGTAATCGTACCTAAGTTCGTAATTAGTCCTGAGTTTCTTGATCTTAACCTCAGGGGTCTTTTTATTTTTGCTTTTCTTTGCCACTATTAAATATAATAATATGAACCCTAAGTATCAAGAGCTAAGAAGCATTTGCTGCGTTCTTCTTTTTCTTTGACTTTCTAAGGTTTTCAGTTCGTTTTATATAGCTCTCTTCTTTTTCAACACTAATCTTCTTATCAACAATAGCTTTCTCCAGAGTGTTGTTAGGAATTTCCTCTCCCTTGTACTCTATAATCTTATCTGGCTTCTTTTTTGTTTTAGCGTTAGCTCTTTCAAAATATCCACTTCTAATCTGTATTTGATTCCTGATAATGTCAGCCATAAGCTTAATGTCCTGCATGGACTGTCTAACATCTACTCCAGCAGTTTTATTGTCTCTCAATACCTGCTCAGTCCTCTTTTTAAGGTCTTCAGCAGTTTCAATCAACTTGTAAAGAACATCTAGCTCATTACATTCTCTAAAATTTTCCAACTCATTAAGCTCCATCTTTATTGATATTTTCCTTGACCTTTTCTTCTAAGGCACTCTGGTCAACTATACCTTGTTTTGCAAGTTCTTTGTCTTGCTCTCTTTTCTTGATAACGTCCGAAACCGTGCACCCCTTCTTGGCTGATTCATAAAGATCAATCGCAAATCTATCATCTGTGTAAATGTCGTGATCTACTCTAACAAAAGCTCTGCCTCCCATTTTAACTTTAGGAGAATCTTTCTCTTCATCATCAGCATAGTCAAGCCAGAAAAAACCAACCATATCCTCCTCGTTCTCCAATCTCATAACGACCTCCTCCCTTGGATTAAATGGTTCAATTCCTTTTTCCTCGATTTCCTTTATACTTGAATCAACATATTCCAGGACTTCTTCTTTACTGTAGTACGCCATTTCTATTATAATTTAATGTATTCTTGAATCTTGCCTGCAGTCTTCTTACCAACACCCTTTAATGTTGTTAGGTCATTATCCTCAAGGAACTTTTTAAGCTGACCATAGTTGGCAATATCGTTATTGTTTAGGGTTTTAATGATTCTTTTATCATCAATAAATCTTTCAAGTTTACTGTTAGCTCTAAACTTCTTTTTCTTTGGAGCCTTCTTTGTAGGTTTTAGCTCTGGAGCATTGATTCCATTGATTGTCATCAGGTAGTAGCTCAAGTTCATTCCCACAAGGTCAAGAACTTTTACAATATCTAACAATTCAAAGAATGATGAATCAAACTTAAAGCTCTCTATTTCAAATTCAAATTTATTGATCTGAGCTGAGCAGTTTTTTACATTCAAGTCAATATCAAACTCAAGAGAAAAATCACCATCTAACAATCGACCTCCAAGACTTCTATTTCTTCCAATTTTATTAAAAGTGAAATTATAGACATCATCTTTTCTGTGTCTATAGTTAATATTTTTCTTAGCAGGCTCAAGTCTTGATATTCCTTCTTTTAATTTGCCCATAAAAAATCTAAGCTCTTCTATCTTAGAAGGTGTAAGTCTGCTATTTTCATCTTTTGATGCTTTCTTAAGATTAGATTTACCAAGTTTTGCATCTAAAGAGAACGGTAGGTTCCCAATAGTTGCAGAAAGAGACTTGTCAACAAGCTCTCTATCATTACCTTCCTTCATGTTTTTAAGAGCTTCAAGCTTTCTTAAAGTTGATTCTGACATATCTTCCGAAGCTTTTGCAAAAGGCATTGCTCCACGGAGTGCATCAAAATCCTTAACAGACTCTAAAAGCTCTTCTTTAGACTTCCCTTTCTTCTCTCTTTCAACCCCTGCGTGCGGAGTTTCTTTCGGCTTTTTACCAGTAGCAAGAGATTTCATTTTATCTACATCAAATACAAATCCTTTGTAAGTATACCTTCCATCTTCCAATTCATCTACATCTTCAATAGGAGCGTCCATAGCTTCTCTGATCTTTTCTTCTAACATGCTCTTAGGAGCTTCGCTATCATCACCACTATTGTCAGACTCATCTGATGTTTCAAAAATTTCCTTCTGGAGCTCAAGAAGTATTTCTTCCTTAAGACTTTCAATATCTTCTTTTGGAGTTGTCTTATACAGTTCATCAAGAACTGAATTTCTTAAATCTTTTTCAAAAGACTTAAGTGCATCTTTTTTAATTCTTTTAGCAATCTTTTTACTGAATCCCATAATTCCTATTATTTTTTGTGTTCAAGTAACAGCTGTCTGTCTTGGTTTTTATCATTATTACACAACGGATGCTTTCCTCCCTTGAACTTGCAGAACATGCATCCGAGAAACTCGTTTCCCGTGTGTTTTATTTTAGGAAATCTTTTGATTAGATGGATACTTTGTATAGTATCTGCCAACTTTTCAAGCGATTCCATTATTTCCTCTTTACTGGAGTTTATCTCCACATTCTGAACGCCTCCACATCCAGACTCTGGCTTTTTCTTATTTTTAAGCCTGTTTAACACGATGTACTCACAATCTATATTATCAAGATCAACATCGTTCTTTCTAGCCCAGAAGTACTTATAGAATCTCATCTGGCACAAGAATATATCATCCTCAAGTTTTTTCTTTAAGTTCCACTTCTGGCTTGATGTCTTCCAGTCTATTATGACATATCTACCAGTTTCTCTATCCTGAACCACCAGATCAATAAATCCTTTAAAATAGAACTCACCGTATATGTGTTCAAATATTGGCTCCTCAACAGATACGATCTTATACTTTCTGACTATATCTTCAACTGAAAGAATTCTAAGCAATTCTTCGCCTTGATTCAAGTAATTTTTTAATTCTTCCTCAAACCCTGGCTCACCCTTCATATTATCAAGCATGTCCTTAGCAAAAGTTCTCTTAAAATAATCTATCCTCCTCTTCAGGCCCATAGTGTCTTTGAGCGTCTTTTCAAGCGACTCGTGAATAGCATTACCAAAAAATAGATGGACTGTCATTACAGAATCCGTAAGCTTAAGGTGTTTTTCAACCAAATGCCTATGTCCGCATTGATTAAATAAACTGAACTCACTGAAGCTAATATGTATTTTATTAGCATATTTATCATTGAGCGCTATGTAGTTTGAGTCCTTGTCCATTTTTTAGATGGGGTTTTACTAAATAGAAGCAAAAAACATCTAAAAATCAAAAATTTAGAAGATTTTATACAAGAATGAACCAGATCAGTGAGGCACATATTAGAAAAATAATAAGAGATGTCATATCAGAATCTCTAATTACAGAAATTTCTGCTGAAGAAAAATCTAAGGTAATGGGAAAGAGTAACGAAAGAGTTCCTTTCTCAACCGAACTGATGAAACAAGCTATTCAACAAGGTCGTGAAGTAGGGATTAACTTCCAATCTAACAACACCAAGTATAAAATGCCTACTGTTAAGGCTAGGATAATTCACCCAGTAGCTATGGGGTATGACAGCAAAGGAAATCTTGTTATAAGAGGTCTTCATGTAACTGGTCAATCAGAAAAGGCTGCAAGAGAAACTGGAATTAGGAGTGCTGAGGTTGAAGCTGAAAAGGATGGAATGAACGCTTGGAGGCTTTTTAGGTCAGATAATTTAAGGTCAATGTGGTTTACCGATAGGTTCTTTAGTGATAGCATACCAGGATACAATCCAAATGATAGCGCTATGTCTTCAGTAATAGCTTCATACGACCCAGGGGCAGCTAAGAAATACCAAGACAATCTTGTTACAGGGGAGCCAGAACAACAGCAGCCAGAGCAGCCCCAACAAACACAAGCACAAGCACAACAACAACAACAGTCAGAGCCTGAAATGCAAAAAAGGCCCCCAGTAACTAAGGACCTTGATCAAATGGATTATGAAGATCAGCCAGTTCAAGAAAAGAAGGTTAGAAGCCTATTTAAGTAGTTGCCACATTAAAACGTGGCATAACAGCCGATAAAATTGCATTGAAACGCATTTTATCTTGGTGTTAGGCGTAATTTATAGCCTTCTTCAACTGTCTTAATACCCTTTTGCAATGTTTTTTATCTTCACCTTCGTTATTCCACACAAGAAACTCATAAGTGCTTATCATCCCCTCAATATCTTCATCTCTTAGGATAACTTTTGTGTGAGAAAAACTACGCCTAACAACAGGTATAGTTAATTCCTGTTCTGTGCTTGTTTCTAAGTTCTGTTCTTTTTTCATCGTTATATCTATTTTGAAAGTTTTGTAATTCTATTCAGGCACTAACCATACCCAAAACGTTATACATCATTTTTTGGAGCATAATACTTCCCACGAATTTTAACACCCTCTTTTATGAAGCCATCTTTGGATTTATAGTTTTGTTTTGATAGGAGAACCATGCCTTTGGTTTTTATCTCTATTTCTTCTAGCTTTTTATTTGACTCCTTAAGTATTTTATCCGCCTTTTCCTTGAGGCTATGTAAACTAATAGATGTGTGAGATTTTCTTTTCCATTCTTCAACTAATATTTCATCACCTAGTATAAAAAGATGGAATAGATTAATTCCTCTACTTATTCTAAACACCGTCTTATCATTGTAGATGCCCTCATGTCTTATCCCCTTCTCATCTGGATTTTCCCAGTCTACCATGAATCTTGATTCGATAGCTTCTTTAATATCTTCTTTTCTTTCCTCTTTTTTCTGATCAGACTCAAGCCTTCTGAGTTTGGACTTAATTCTATTCTGTGCCTCCTGCTTAAGTTTTTCTTGCTTAAGCTTAGCCTCTCTTTCGCCTTGCCTCTCATTCTTTTGCTTAGACTCCTTGATGGCTTTCATGGCCTCTCTAGCCAGTTCATCAATAGACTTTTCTGGCTGCTCTGAATCCCTGATCTCTCTAGCTAGATCATCAATGGTCTTTTGAGACTCTGAATCTTTTTTATTTCCTTCCTCTGCCATTATGTTATTGTAATCTTAGAAATACCCGCTTTAGGGTTGTTTTCAACGACTTCTGGCTCTAATCCATCTGTTACCTTGGTAACCTCTATGATGTTGTCCGAGAAGTCCTTTATTTCGTTCCTGTGCGTAATTATAAGCACGTTCTTATACTTATTTCTTAAATAGTTCAAAATATTGACTACACCCATGGTAAGTTCATCATCAAGTGTCCCGAAACCTTCGTCTATAATTCTAACAGTAGGCTTTGTAAGTCGGCTCATATACCTCAGCGCCTCTGTAATTACGATTGAAGCTATAAACTTTTGTGAGCCAGATGCAGATGTCAATGGAAGCGTGTCTCCTTTGTCATCGCTAAAATAGAATGTCTCAACAATATCTCCGTTCTGCTGTATGTCAAGATCAATTTTAAAGTCAACTACCTCTTGAAGTATTGAGTTAATTTTTGAATTAATAATAGGAAGCTTTCTTCTTATAATAGAAGCTGGTATTCCATCTCTATGTACAGCTTGTAAATAAATAGAGTATTTCTTATACAGCCTTTCAGAATTGTTTATCTGACTAAGTTTGTCATCATAGTTTTCTCTATTATTCTCAAGAACTTTAAGCTCACCATAGCACTTGTTTATGTTCTTATCCAGGTTAAACACTGTAAGCTTGTAAGACTTGTACACCCTAGTCTTTTCATCTACCTGTTCTTGAATCTCTTTGTTTCTCTTTATCTTCCCGATGTTCTCATCAAACTTGCTTATCTTAGCCTCAAGGTCAGATATTAACTTCTCATTAGCACTAACCTCTTTGTTCTTGGTAGAGAGTTTTTTGCTATTGATGTCAACCTCATTGTTATGATCAATAATGTCTTGAGAGTTTTCTATGAGGTTGATCTTATCTTTAAGAATCTTAAGTGACTCACGCTTCACTGATATAGATTCTTCAGCTATATCAAGCTGGTTTTTCTCGTTGTCTACAGTAGTGTTGTGCGCTATAATAGCATCATTCTCCTTAATTCTTCTTTCCTTGTAATCAACAAGTCCTTGCTTCATTTCAATCTCTTCTAAGCATTCCACCTCCTTTTCTGGGTCTGGCTTATGTTCTACATGTCCGCATGTTGGGCAGCACTTGCCTTGATATGTTGGTAGCTTGGCGTTTAAGTTGGTTATTTCTCCTTTAAGCTCTTTTATCTGATCTTCGAAATTAGATACTTCAAGCTCTGAATTCTTAGGGTTGGTGTTAAGCCAGTCTTTCTTTGTTCTAATTTTATTCTCAAGACCATTAACTGTTTTTTGCTGTTCTGATAATTGAGATTTAAGCGAACTTATACTAACGCCCTTATCAAAAGGAAGTTCCTTCTTAAAGTTTTTGTCAAGCCATTTTTCAAGATTTCCAATAACTACCTTGTCACTTTCAATAGATTCTTTGATGGACTCTATTTTCTTAACTGCGGCATCTCTGTCTGTAATTCCAGGGTCTTCAACTTTGTCAATTTTCTTATTAAGCTCAATGATCTCATCGTTTGTATCATTCTGCTTTATGAGCATCATGTCTTTCTCTTCCTCAAAAGACTTTAGCTCCTCTTTCTTTTCTTTGATTTCAGAGTCGATTTCTTTGATCTTATTCTCAATCTCTATAGCATTACCAAGGTCTTTCTGCTTACGCTTAACATCATTAAAAAAAGTCTTTCCATACTCATGCCTATCCTTGTATGGCTCAAGACCAAGAAATCTACTTATAAGAGCATTTTTTGGCTGCTGCTGTTGATTAATGTAATCACCTTTTCCACCCTGAGCCTGGAGCGATGTCTTAGTGAAGTCATCAAACGTACCGATTGCATCAAGCACAATTGACTTAACTTCTTTTTTCTCCATTGTCTTTTTATCAGAAATCTCTGGAGACCACTTCTCTCCGACAACGTTTCCGTCATCATCATACTCCTTAGCAAGTTTGTCATACTTTATTCCAAAGCTATTTTTACCTTTCTTAGTAGTTATCTTCCTGTATATTCTATACTTTTCACCATTAATAGTTAGAAAAATTTTCACATAACCCGTATCCGAATCTGTATAAATATTTACAAGGTATTTTGAAGTGCTTCGATTTCCACCAAGCATTTCTTCATATAACCCCCATACAATAGCTTTGATCACATTTGACTTACCATTAAAGTTCTTTCCAAATATTCCAGTAAGTCCCCCAACCTTATCAAAATCTATTTTTAAAGGCTTTTTGTCAAATGAAAGTATGTTACTTATTTCTATTGAGTTAAGGTCCCAGTCACTCATATGTCTTGATGAGGATTCATTGATTTCAAGAGTTTCGTCTACATGTCTTGCAAACTCCATAAGCTCCTTCATGAGATCATCATCAACCTCAAAATCTCCATCTTCTATCCACTCCTTGAAAAGGTCTTCAAAAACTTGTTCCTGCTCTTCATCTTCTTGGAGTTCTGCAACATCCCTTATTATTTCGACAAACTCAACACGAACACTTTCGCATCCATATTTATCACGCACAAGTCTCTTAATCTGATTTTCCTTCTCAATAGAGTAGTTCTCTTCATAATCTTCCCAAGTGATATATACCTTTGTTTTTCTCTTGTTATTACTAAACTTAACGTATTCAATCCTTTCGTCAACATCCTCGCCTTTTGCGATGTCTATTTTAGCAAACCCATAATCATTTAGAACAAACTTTCTCTCGTGAGTACAGTTATCTAAATCCCACAGAAGGTATCCTTTATCAATAGATTCTCCAAAGTTCTGCTGAATTAAAGAGCCTGCATAAGCTACTGTATCATCATCTCTGAATGTCTGGTATTCATGAATATCTCCAAGCATAACAACATCAAAATTGTTAAAGGTGCTTAGTCTCATTAGGTTATCACCCTGCATTTGGTATCCATTATCTCCTCTAGCTCCGTAAACAGTGCCATGATACATTGCTACATACTTTTTTCCTGGCTCCTTTTTTTCTAAAGTTAGAATTTCATTATCCTTGCAAGAATAAACTCCGTAAACGAGATTGTCACTGATTTCATAGAATCCTGAATCTGGATAATAATATACAGCTTTCTTACTAAAGTCTATACTATCCTTGTTTTCGTTTGTAACAACCACAGCCTTTCTGTTACCTGAATCTTCCAGTAAGTTTGCTAGATTGAATATTGGGGATATTGCGTCACCCTGCTCAAGCTGTTGAAGATTGAGATCATGATTGCCTAAAATAACATCTGTTGGGGCTATGTCAGAAAGTTTAATGAATAGCTCTGCTAATAAGCTAAAAGAATTTGGTGACATATTAATCTTGTGGTGAACAAGGTCTCCTGCTAAATAGATTCTATCTGGCTTTTGTTTTTTAAGGTCTTCATAAAGTCTTTCAAATACTTGTCTGTATTCATCATGCCTTGTTCCAAACCTAATCTGTATATCTGCTAAGTGGGCTATTTTCATCCTTTAAGTTTATTTTTAATTTGAGAGGATAGGTTCATCTTTCTGACGCAACGCAGAGCTTTTGCTACTTCCTCTTTGCCGTGGTCTTCATAAATCTTTGCAATATCCTTTTGGTGGCCTGATAAATCTACAAAAAAAACGTTCAAACCTAAAGAAGAAAGTTCTTGATAGGTTTCGATAGTTTTTTTCATCGCATCTGGGTCAAAACAAAGAATTACAATTGGGTTGTGCTTAAGTAGTTGAGCTATTAAAAGTGGAGATGCTTGCTTTCCAAGTACAGGGATAGAGTTGGGTACTTGAAACATGTCAAACACCCCTTCTACAAGATAAACAGGTAGGTCCCAGTTAATGTTGTATTCATTAAATATGATGTCATTTTTATGAACTTCCTCACCGCTTGGCTTCATGTAAGGAATCTTAGGGTCTTTCATATAAGATCGAGCATCATAATAATTAAACCTACCAAGAGAATTCTTGGAGGGGATTATTATTCTAAACTTTCTATCTCCAGATTCAGTGTAGCCTATTTGATATTCATCTATCACATCAAGACTTAGTTTACGCTGCTTTTTTCCGTGACCAGTAAAATACTCCCAAGCAAGATTATATAAATTTGTATTTCTCTTTTTGCCAAGAGGCATATATCCCTCTGGGAGTTTACATGTAACAAGGTGGTGATCTGTTCTGGGCTTAGCTGCCTGCTTGCTAAATTTCTTGAGCTTATCTGGAGGGAGTATTAGTTTTAACTTATCATAATCAGCTTGGGTACCGTAATCTTTTGTAAGCTTGTACACGAAACCGTAGTATTCACACTTCCAGCACTTAAATACTTTCTTTTTAGAATTAAATTCTAGATTGAATTTATCAACATCATGCCTACAGGTAGGAGTAGGGCAATTGAACTGCCACTGATCTTTACTCAGCGCATCAACTTCACTCTTAGGTTTTCCAAGAAAGTTCTTTAGAACTTCGACTACCATGTAGCCCTTGTTCACTCCATCTCCATCCATACTTACAAATGTACAGATTTTTTTGGAATTATCCTTCTTTTTGTTCGTTCACTACGTTGATATGACATTTTCCCACAGTGTATGCATCACACATGTCATAATTTTCTGTAGTTAACTTATGGCTTCTAGGTCCATATTTCCAAACAATATGAGGCTCTCTGTCACGAACTATAGTCCATATCTGATGCTTGTTCTCTGCGCTTTTTCTCTTTGCCTTATACTCTGGGAAAGCTGTCTTTCTAGCTGTATTAACATTGTAATAAATAGGCTCTATTCCGAACATTTCATAAACACATGCACTGATCATCCCGTTAAAGAAGTTTAGGATAGCTATTGTACTTGCGCTTGAATATTTTCCAGCAAACTTTTTGAGTGGTTCCTCAATTGCTATTTGCTGTACATCAACCTCTTCAAGAAACTTCATCTTTTTCTTAAATTCAGCTAATTTTTCAAAAATACTAATTTTGTTTTTGAATTTTATATAGTTAAGTTCCAATAGCTTTTCACCTGCCTCATCAAAGAGGGCATAGCCTATACAGCTTGTAGATACATCTAGTGCTAGAATCATAATTTAGATTTTATAAAACATAAAAAAAGCGCTCGAAAATATCAAGCGCTTTTCATTAATAATGCTGGGGTTGCATTAAACGTCTATGTCAAGATTAAACGTGATTAAGTTAGTGTAAGTTTTTTCTACTGGTCGATCAAGCTTCGCAACTGCAATCAACTCACTATTTTTGTTATACATACCAATTTCGGTTACATAAATAGAGTCAAACCCATTAGTACCATTTTGAAGTTCTTGCAAGTTAAAGGCAAGGTCCCAAGACGGGTTGGTTGAGAATGAAAACTCACCTGGCAACGCCAAACAAACGACAGATGTTCTGAAGTTAATGTTTATATCGGTATAAGTTAACTGAGAATTTGCTGAGCCGCCTGTGAAATAGACATTTGTAGTTCCAGAGTTAGAAGCGTTGGTATATTGATCAAACCCTTCGTTCCAAGGAATGTTGTTAACAATGTCTGGGTGCGTTAATACCATAAATCCTTTATCAAGAACTGCAAACCCAACTGGAATATCATAATTGTATCCCTGATTTGTAGTTGTAGGATAGTTTTCTGTAATTGATGTCACCGCTAAATTAACTCCTGACCATGGTCTATTATCTGTGTTGATGTCGGCAGAATCAACATCTGAATATGAATGTGCAGCTGGTCTATCAACAAAAGGTGAAACATTCCAGGTATTTCTTGGTGTAAATGTAGTTACACTAGGAGTTCCTGCATTTGTTGTTCCTGTTCTTGGTAAATTTACATCATCAGAAAAAAGAAAAGATATATTATCACCGAGTAATGTGGAGTTTTGAGATTTAGTTAGTTGTCCATAAGTAGATGAAACAACCGTCTTAGTTGAACTAGAGCCTTGAGGCACTGTAAAAGTAATACTTCTACCATCAATTATTTCACTATACTCCTCTCTAGGTATTGGGCAGATTACTATATTATCAACATTTAATTGCTGAAGTTCTGGGTTCTGCAAAGAAAGAGTTGACCCTGTAGCAAATTGAGCTGCTTCATGTGGTAGCCTAAAAGAAAGAAAGTAATTAGCTTCTTTGCTAGTAAGGTTAGTTCTATCACAAAGCGTGTAGGTAAGACCGCTTTCGCTTATCGCTCTAAAAGTGGAATTCTCTTGCTTTGTTGATATTAAACTTGTTATTGGTTTATATGGTACGTTTGCCATCTTTTTTTAGTTTTATAGTTTATGCTGTTGCAAATTGCTGACTTCCACCACCGCTAGTAGCGCCAAACACACCTGTAAACCTAACTGTATATTGAATTGCTGCAGATGTTTGGTTGGTATCTAATCCATACACAGTAAATGTAAGGGTTTTTGGAATGCTTGTTGGTTGAGACGGAAGTCCTAATGGATTATCTGCAATCCAGTTTCTTAAATCAGTTCTATATTGAGAAGGTATCCCTGTTTGATAGTCATAGTATCCATCTGAGTAGGAATTGTTTTTCTCGCAAAAAGTTACATAAAACTCACTTGAGTTTGGTTGAGGTAAGTGAAATTTTAAATAACTTGCCCCCTGCGAGCTATCAGATGTTAGTGGAACTACTATTTTGTTTCCTCCTATACTTATCGCATTAAGAGGGATATTAAATGAGCCCGTAGGTCCAGAAACTGTGTGTGGTTCTGAAAAAACAGTTCCATTACTCAGGTTAGTGGTAGTGAAATTTACTACCTGTGCCATTGGAAATCCTATATTTTGTGGGTCTTGATTTGCTGTTGCCATTTTGTTTTATTTTTTAATTATAAACCACCCAATCCTGCTACTGGTCCTATAAGTCCTGGAAGTGCTGGAAGGGTTCCGCCCCCTCCTGATGGAGGTATGATGTTTCCGCTTTCTGAAGAAGAAATATCTGGTAAATCACTTTCTCTAATAAGAAGCTGATCTCCATCAACATCTGTTGAATACTCGACATTAGTGGGAGTATCATCAAACACATAAGCAAGCAAGCTAGTTTGGGTATAGTTAGCTGTAGCCTTAAGGCATCCTTCAGCCTTACCTGTTACATCTGGAACATCTCCAGACTCTAATAAATAGGCATCAGAAAGTTGATAATTTGTGTCAGAATCAGAAAGTGCAAACTTTGTGATTTGAAACAAATCATCGCCTGCTCCATCAAACCTATTGTTATTTTCATTAAATAAGTACCTCCTACCTGTCTCTGTTAGGTAGGCTGTTGCGTAAACTGTATCTGCCGAAGGTATATATCCCATGTTCTATCTTTTTAATATAAATATCTCAATTTAAAAAAACTTAGAAATCTATTTCTAATTGGAAAGCTAAGTATCTTGATGAATTCTTTTTAATTGGAAATGTTGGCTTACCAACTGCAACCAATACGTTATTATTATTTAGAACCCCAACTTCTGTTATGTAAGTGTCTGTATCAAGCAATCCATCAAAGCTTGAGTTTTGCGAATTATTGTATTGAGGGTCTGGAAGCTGTACTGTCATTATAGACTTAAACACAGTCGCTCTTATAGATGCTTTTATGTTACCGAAGAAAAATGATTCATTCCCAAAGGTAAGTCCATAACTATCGTCATCGTTATTATCGTGAAATGTGTTGTCAAGAACATAAGTGCTTCCGCTTACATAGTCTTCTCTTGAGGTTATAAACTGAAAACCTGCTAAGTTATTAGGGTCAATCGTTAAACTTCCTGTAGAGCCTGTATATAAGCCGTTACCAGTTCCTCCCGAAGACATTAATCTCCATCCATCTGTTGGTATTGTATCTAAATCGACAGAAGGGCTAGTTGTCAAATCAACTTCATTTACGAGTAGCTGTACTTTATTTGCATTCCAACCAGTTCCAGAAAGGGCGCTCATATTACTAGAGTTTCTCATGTAAGGAAATGACGAAGAATTAAAGTATGCCCTAAGGTATTGAGGATTCCCAGAAGAGTCTTCAACTCCATCTATCCTCTGAATATATTGACACGGCAAAGATTGAGGGTATCCATAAGAACTACCTGAGGCGTATTCTGAATCACTTTCTGTTATATAAGTCACAAAGTATGTGTACCCGCTTCTAAGCACTCCTGTTGAATTATTTGTATTAAGAGGTGTCTTAGGAACAGTTGTTGATTCCACGGTTAATGGGGGGAGGGTGTATGATCTGTTAGACTTATATGTCAACGCTGTTAGTAATTCAGCATCTGTTATCACAATAAGTTTTAGTTTATGATAAACTCTACCTACAACAAAATTTTGAGCCGAATTTCCATCTCTAAGTTCTCTATATGTTGTCTGAGCTGCTGCATCAAATATTGTCGAGCCTGCAGAATCACTTAACTGTATTCCATAAGAAGTTTCTGTTCCTATATTTCCAGGGTATCTGTGCCACTTTACATTTGGAATATCTATTACAACACTTTTTTCAACAAGCTGTTCTGCATACGTATTTCCAGTGTACTCATTTGTGTAATGAATAACTCCAAGCTGTCTAGTCTCATCTTCAAATCCAAGATATTGCTTAGTTCCGTTGTATTCTATAGAGCCATATGTGGTATAACCACTTATTGAGGCGTCCGTACCTTCAACAGAGCTTGTTCTTACTATGTTCATATTCCACACTCTAGTGTTAACTGTTGCAGCAGAACCGTAAAAATCTTCAACTCCATTAAATGGATAGAAATAAGTATTTAAAACTTGAGATGATGTTGTGCCTGTTCCTCCAAAATTAGGAACCTCCCTATCAAGAGTTACTACTGAAGTTCCAGTGTCAGCCGTCATTACTCTGTACCAAAGGTCGTTAATTGACTTTCCTGAGTTAATTAGCTCAGATGAATCATACACAAACCCACTTGCCTGAACTGGCTCCCAAGGTATGTAAATTAGATCACCAGCAACAGGAATATATCCAGTTCCCCCTCCAGCAAGAGTTATTTCATTTGTCCCATCTGGAGTATATGTGGAGTAGTCTATTGTGTTAGAACCAATATATTCATCTGAATCAATCGCCCAAGAATTTGTTGAGCCTGTGAAAAATCCAGTAGAATCAGTGCTTGCTGTTATTATCTGTGTTGCAGAACCAACTGTAATAGGAAATGCATTGGAGCCATCAAAACTCGTTGGCGTTGCAAATCCAGGAGCTGAGTCCTTAGGGCTTAGTACTCTGTTGCAGCAGTCAATATCATACGCCCCAGTTCTATCAATGCCATAATCTATCTCTCTATCAGATACAATTGCATTATTAAACGTAAGCTGTCCGAGGGACAGAAGTTGTCTCCCAGCATCGGTAAGTTTTATGTTGATGAACGTTGTCGGCTCTTTTGGTAAATAACTCATCTGAATATTTTCATATAAATAGACTGATAAAATTTATTTAATTCACATCGAAAAATAAATAGTTTTGATCAAAAAGAATTTTCACATTTACATTCGAAAACTTTTTCACTAATATTTATTTAAAAAGCGCTTTATGGCAACACCAGCAGAAACAGCAACCACTATATCTTTAGCATTCAGTCCAGGGGAACAAATATTGTTTGCACCAACTGGGTCTGAGTCTATTTTTACATTTGGTGATTATAGAGTAGAAAGAGATGGTGGGCCAGATATATTAACTGGCACTTCTCAGAATTTGCAGTTTACGCCATTCTCTACGCTTAACAACTTAGGTGCATCTGGATTCAGCCCAAATTTTTCAGTATCAGTTCAGAACAACGAGCTTAAACCAGTACATAAAGACCCATACAGCTACACCTATTTTGGCTCATTCTACACTGAAGTTGCAAACGCAATAAACAACGTAATTAATGATTTTCCTTATGCAGCTCTTGCATACGACAGTTTTGAGGGGGATACGATTATAGATTACAGCCAGACATTCAATAACATAACTGGACAGAAACTTTCTACTTTTAAAGTTCCGCTAGATGTAGTAACAAATCAAGGGTTTATACTATTCGGCTCTGGCTCTCCAATTAACAATGCAGTAAGCTTAATGACAAACACAAATATGTTTGAAATTCAACTTAGTGGAGCTACAACTGCAAAGACGGATTCTTATGAAATAAAGTCATATTCTTTTACAGCTGGTACTACAAATATATTAGAGTTTGAAATATACGGGCACTTGTTTGAGGATGCTACAGAAGCATATACTGGACAGACTAATAGCAAATTACCTCTTTATATAAGACCCTCAAGAAAGAGGATGACAGAGTATAATAGAAGTATATCAAGAATAGAGAAGCAATTACTTGGCTCTGGTCTTCTTGATATTCCAGATGTAGATGACGAAAAAAGAGAATGGACATATAGGGTTCCGTGGCCTAGAACAATTGACGGATTTAACCCAGACACAAGAGGTGCAAACTTTGAGACTTTTAAAGATAATGTATTACTTCTTGCTGGCAATGTAGATATGGATAAGACTGACATCATGTTAAAGACTATGTTGCCAGACAACTATCTTCAGTTTGATTCAGATCAGCAGATATACAAAAAATTAACTTCATCATATGCTAAACAATTCGATGAGATCAAGAATTTCATTGATAACATGGCGTATGCTCACACTATCACATATAATGAGGAAGAAAATATACCTGACAAATTCTTGGTTAAACTAAGTAATTTGTTAGGATGGAAGCTTTCTAGTACTTTTAACGAGATAGACTTGTTTGATTACTTAGCAAATGATCAAGACTTACAAGGAAATCAATATGCTTATTACAACATAGAGCTGTGGAAGAGAATTTTAATTAATATAAATTGGCTATACAAGAGAAAAGGTACTAGAGATGCGCTTCAGTTTTTATTTAAACTAATGGGTGCTCCAGACTGTCTTATAGTATTTAATGAATTTATATATGAAATTGATTCTACTTTATCATCTGGCACAACAGTTCCAATAGGAACTCCTCCAAGTAGTCTTAAGACAAATCCTAGAGGCTACCCAAACTATGAGTGGAGTAATTTAGAGTTTCAAGAAGGAGGTTTAGGAAGAGGTACTGGTCAGGCGTACATAAATCAGTGGGAACCAGAATTTAATCCATTAAAAAAGGTAGATAACATCAAAGTTCAGGTTGGAGATACTGGATTTACTGGGAGTGAAAACATAATGAACACCAAGGAGCTTTGTGCAACTTTGGACCCTGCTAACGCAATTGAGTGTGACGTTTTTGATTGGTATAAGCTAAGTGGTACTTGCTGGGTTTGGGGAAGTTCTGCCCCACCATTTAGTGCAAATACAGTTCCGTTCGAATATGCTATTGATGATTGTGAATTTGTTAATCCAGATAGAATTACTGGAATGACGTTCAATGATTACATGGAGTTTATTTACACATCAAACATTGACCCTACGAATAGAAAAACTAATGACCAGGGACATACGATGTTTACATATCCTGAGCTGAAGAAGATTTATATGAACTATTATTTGTTAGCCGAACCTCAATCAAATAGGCTAACAATAAAGAAGCTTGAGGCATTTCTTGATCTTATGGAGGTTAATTTCCAGGATTATCTACTTCAACTTATACCTGCTACAACTATTCTTGAATGTCAAGGGACTACATACAGAAACACTGTATTTCATAGACAAAAATTTGTTTACAAGGACGGTATAAACAAAGGTTCAGAATTTCAAAATTCTTTACCTCCAGATATTAGGCCAGGTGTAACACCTATAAAGGTAACCTCTAAAGTTAATGATTTCCAAAAAGCAACTATTAATCCGATAGTCATAAATTCAGACGTTAGTCAAGGAATAAGATCATCAGTTAACGCAATAGAGATAAAAGGTTATATTAACGTAAATAATATAGGTACAGGTATTGAAGGTTTCGATGTATCTGGAGATATTAATCTGCCGAGCGGAAGTTCTAGTCTATCTCTGTCAAACGCCCCAGTTAGAATATCTCAACCAGCAAATCTAGCAGGGCTAAGCTCATAATGTAATAATATATAAATGATAATAAGACAGTCCATACAACAAACAACAGGAACAAGCAATGATGTAGTGCAAGCTTTTTACCAAAACATCTTTGTAAGATACACAGAAGTATCTATTACACCTGCTATATTTGATGTGCCTGAGTACACCACTCTTGGTGGCACAACAGATTACTATGGACAGGACCCTAAGGCTATATTTACAAATCTAGTAAAGCCTTTTATTAGGTTTAATTTTTCTGAAAACACATCCAGTTTCGGTAATAATGTAAAAATAATACATGACATATATAGGGTAGATTGGGAGAATTTCAAAATGGCTACTGGAAGGTTCAAGGTTGAGGGCGAGGAGAATGTTCAGAATCAAAATACTATTACCGAGACTATAGAGGAAACTGATGACAGCGGTAATGTTAGCAGGAAAACGATTACAAGAAATATTACTGAGACAAAAAACACAGTTAGATCAAAAGATTCTTCTATTGGAGGTGATTCGTGTGATGTTAATAGTGAAGGCCAGACCATAGATACTTCAGCTCCAATGGTTGATGATGCTAATATATTTGATTCCATGAAGGACTCTTATAGAGCGACAATTCAAGATCAGTTATCAGAACCAATATACACAATTACAGCAGATACAACAGGTATTACTACAAGTGTATATGATTTTCAGCCAGATCAGTATATAAAAAATCTTGGTGACTTTAAGACAGAGCTATTTCAAGATCGTGCACAATACTTTGTTGATACAAGATTTGAGTTCAAATTTGCAACTCCTGAACTTAGTAATTTCATAACTATAAATGACAATGGAGATGTTGTTGATGGTACATATAGTGCTATAAAAACTGGAACTACAGAGACTACTGGAGGAACAATTGATAGAGGTGAGTTTGAAGGCATTTCGTTTAAAGGAGATGATTACTTTACATATTTTACTGTTCCAGATAAGCCAACATTTGAATATCCAACTCCAGAAGGACAAATAGATACATTCACTCCAGAAATATACTGGACAAACGGAGAGAATGATATTGATGAATATTTAGTTCAAGTTACATATAACACTGGAGATACTGCATTTACTGGAAGTGTGTTTTCTTATGTAGTTCCTAGATGTGACGAATTAAAAGAAGAGGCTACAAACATAAGCAAAAACTCAACTAACGATTTTGAAACCACAAAAACAATAAGAAAATATCAACTTTCTCTTAAGTCAAATAGCTGCGCACTTTATAGGGTTGGTAATGTTAAGACTATTACGAATATATTTGGCGTCAAACAGAATGTTGTCACCTTCTCTGATCACAAGCAGATATGTACTCAAATAGAACCTATTAGGTCATATGTGTTTGTTGAAAACGATAGCCCTTACGTAGAAGGTATAGCTGGCCTCACCAGCCCTCCTTCTCTAATCGCAGAAAACCCTCTTGGGGAGTATGTACTTAGTGGAACAGTTTCTGGCTCTACTATAGAAGGAGCTACAATGCAGCTTATATATCCTAACGGAAGCTTTGTGACAACTCTGACTGATAGTGGTGGCACATTCTCATTCGACAGTCTTGAAGATGGTGAGTATACTCTTAATACAACATACAGAGGTTATGCATCAGATAGCAGAACTATCAATATTACTGAAGACACTGGAGTATTCATAGAAATAGAAATAAGATGGGATAATGAATTTGATATTTGGGCTGTTAAAGAAAATGACATAATTAAATATTAAGAAGACTATTTATAAGAAACTAATTAAAAGATGACTGGCGAATTAATACCTACTGGCATAACCTTCGGAACAGGGAGGAAATCTATAAACACTTCTTTTAGTGGAACTGCTGAATTGAATAATATTCAACTTGACCCAGGGGGTGATTTTTCTGGTGGTACTGGAGGTGGTGTCATCTACTCAGGTGGAACTGATCTTTATGACATATTTGGCTCAGGAGGTGGTTCTGGAGATATTACCAGAGTTCAGCCAGGAACTAACATCACAACTGGAGGTACTGCGAATTTACCGATCATAAGCTTGTCTGACGATATTATAATAAATTCAATATCAGCAACAACAGTATCAGGAGGAACTATTTATTCTGGAGATACAAATCTTGAAAATATATTTTTAACTATTTCTAACACAAATTTTATACCACTTAGCGGTACAGATGGTGTTAATATTGTAACAGGGGATGTTGAATTTGATGATGACTTTGGGTTAACTTGGCACACTGGCTTAGATTCTATTGTATACGGAAGCGCAACAGGCTTAATAGAGGTGAACTCAAGTTTGGGGTTTGACTTCTCAACTGGAGCTATATTATCTGCAGGAACTGATTTATATAGTATATTCTGCACTGATTGCAGTACAGGAACTACAGCTTCTGAAACAACATTTGACTTTAAAGCAGTTGGTGGGGCACTAGACTGGGATGTTGATGGAAGTTCTTTGAATGCTAAATTTGTAATTACCGCAAATACTACTTTAAATGTTGTTAATGTAAATTCTGGTGATTTTGGTACTCTTAAAATAACTCAAGATGTAGCTGGGGGTCATGAATTAACATTTGGTGTTGGTACACATAAAGTTGTGAATGGAGGTAGTGGTTCAGTATCACTTACATCAGCAGGAGGAGCAATAGATGTTATATCATTCTTTTATGATGGAACCGAATTTTTATGGAGCCCAGGATATAATTATACTTAATAGCAGTTGATGTGGGGTGAAAATTCACATTTTTATATAAACAACAAAAATAGGTGAAAGCTTTATCTTTTCAACTAATTCCGATAGAAGTGCCACACCTTACCCCATAGCAAGCATGTTATCAGGTAAAAGTTTTAGGCGGGACTTTGGAGGTGGGACTAGATCAATCGCTTCTGGCCCAACAAAAATTTACTCAGATTCAGGTGGTACAAAAATGTTCTACTTTCTTTTGATAGAGCTAAAAAAACAACCCTTAAAGAGTTCCTCCGTTGGCTATCTCAAAGAATGTTTGAGCATTATTAATACTTGTCCTCTGTTCTTTAATATCAACCTCTCCGCTACTGAACTGCTTCTTTCTAGTAAGAAGATTATATTGCCTAAATAAGTTTCCGTTTTCATCGAATATAGAATACACACCAGTCTCAAGGTCTCTTGTAGAATTACCATAAAGAGCATATGATAACGTCTTGATAGACTGGTCCACCATTTCAACCTCAACCATAACTGGGTCAAAAAAAGTGTTAGATAATAGTATTTCTTGACCAGATTTTCCGAGATCAGGACTTATCTCACTTGTAATAAGACTTACTTCATCTGGCGTAAGTGTTAGGAATAGTTGATTTCCGTTTGGGTCAAGCACATAATTTGTTGAACTTGCGTTAGATGTGTTGTTACTTGGGTTTACGCTAACTAAGTCTGAACTTGTAACAATTCTATGAAAATTTTTAATCTTATTACCGTTGTCATCAAAATACTCAATTTGATAGCCTACAAGACTACCTGAACTCTGAAACTGGAGCTTTGGTATGATTATACCTTTTTTAGATAGCTGTATCTCCTGATCATTATTGGTAATAACAAATGAACAATCGACTATTTGCGTCTGAAATGTTTTTGGTCTAATTAGTATAGAATAAAAACCAAGTCTATTAAATATTGATGCTGGAAGTCTTAACTTATAGGCTCCGTCCGCTCCAATCATTTTTCTAAGCTCATTGTTGGTAACCGTGTTGTACATCGGTTGAAACTGAGTGTCACCGAGCGTTTCTCTGTCTGGAGCATATGAATATAGGATGTCAACATCATTAAAGTCAACATCAGCTAATTTAACCATTCCGTAAGTTCCTACTGCCATAACATCTTTTGTTTAATATAAATATTCTTAGAAAAAAAATAAAGATTAACGATCTACTCCAAGTATAGTATCTATTAGTGTAAATCCAGAATCGTCATCTGAATCGTCATCCGAATCATTATTGAAGTTAGTTCCTAGCAAGTCAATATTAAATGATGGTAGTAAATTGACGTCTGGGGTATCATCATCTTCATTAGACTGGCCTCCACCTCCTAGTCCGCCTAAGTCAATAGGAGCTTGTAGATCAACATCAGGAATTAAAGCTCCAGGCTGATTTTCTGTATCTATTGTTGTATTTACATTTTCATCTAACTCTAAGTTTAGATCAACAAACCCTTGTAATATTGTGTGTATTCTTGCCATATTAATTTCTTGTTTGAGCACCTGGGTCAACTCCTCCTATTACTGAGCCTGTTCCTGTTCCTGAGCCTCCTCCAGAGCTTATTGGTCCTGATGGCTGGCTTGGCTCAGGTTCTCCAGCACCTGGCTCAGGCTCACTACCGCCAGAGTCATCTCCTGAATCATCATTTATACCTGGTGGTATTATAATTTCTACATCAATAACTTCAAAATCACCGCCATCATCTCCATCATCGTTATCACCACCCAAATCAAGCTCTGTTATTGGGTCTAAAGGAGCTATTATTTCTGGTAGGTCTCCAAAATCATTACCACCCCCATCTGGCTGAAACTCTTCGATTATAGCCTGTATGTTATCGAAAAAAAACTTTTGCCTATCCATCATTCCAGAGCTTCTCTTTATGTGAACTGGTACATAATAGCTTTCGTCTGTACTATATGTTGTTAAGGCAGAATAAACTCTAAAATTCCTAGTACCCTGATCAATACTTTGCGGCAAATAGTTAAGGTACTTTCCAAAAGAAACTCCATCATAATTATAAACCATATTTTCTACAACTGTTATACCAGTTGTTCCAGTTAGCGCCCCAACTATAGCTGTACCAGATGGAACTTGATTGTTTATAACGCTTGATTCGTAGTATTCATTAAACACAGTAGCTATCTTCAAATCACTATTCCATATTTCAGCAAATTCAATAGTCGTTGTACTGGCAGTTAAATAAGAAAAGAAATCATTAATTATTCTCTCGTTGTTTTCATCATTTAAAAAACCTCTAATATTATCTTCATTAACAACTCCGCCACCTAATCCTTGGATATTATTTACCTGATACTGGTTAATATCCTGAAGAGCTGAGTCAGTTGCTATTTCTGGAGCTGTTGTACCAGAAGAAAACCTTGGATTAAGTAATATAGTGTGCCTTTGAATCATTATTTGTTAATATCTATATTGAAATAATCTGCTTTAGAGATAATGTGATCAGCCTGAAGCGTTAGTACATCAAGATCATCAAGAGTGGTTTCAGAAGAAGTTCCTCTATTCCAAGGGAATTCGTTGATTCCTATGGCATCAAACCATTCTCTAACCTCAGTGTTAGTAAACTCTGCAGTCTCTGGTCTAACATCTCTGATTTTATTTATCATAGGAGAAGTTAAATCACTACCAAACAAGACTTTGTTTTGATTAATTGAGTCAAAGAAAGATAGCTCAAAAAAATATGGGTTGATTTCTTGCCTAACAATAGGTTGTATTTCATCATCCTTATCTATTTGAATGTATTCATACACCTCGTTTGTTCTCTTGATAAAGATTGGAATATGGAAGTCGTGTTCTGGAAATCTTTTTTTAACATTTCTGTCATCCCATACAAAATCCCAACACCCTGGGGCTACTAGCTCAGCCTCAACGTATATCTTAAGTTGTTGTATGTTATCAATCGGTTCCATTTGTTATAAATAGTAGCTATTAAAATTTAGGAAAGCACCTTAGACATCTCTATAATATCATAGCAATTTATTATTTGAGAAGTAAGAGGGTTTGGTCTAAATTGAGGCGTAAATGCTGGGATTCTTTCATTCTTAGCTTGAGCATCTGTATAACCTTGAACATTTGCTGCTATAAAGGCAAGGCCATTTAAGTAATATCCATTAGAATCAAAATCATATGTACTAACGTTACAAACAGATGAGTCATTACTAGGAAGCGATGGAGCATCAACGTCTCTAATAGGCGTAACTAGGTAATAGTCATTTCCAGAAGTAGATGCAGCTAACGACTGAGCTGGAACGGTTACGCTTTTATAACCCCTCTTATTAATTCTAAATAAATAATTAGCTACTGTATTGTTATTATCATTAGCATATAACCTAATTTCAAAAGGAATTTGATCTGTTATTTCAAAAACTCTTCCATTTGGATAATCTGGGGTATTATCATTTCCTTGCAAGGCCGTTTCAGGATTTAGAAGGCTAGACCCTGGAGCACTAGGTATCCAACCATTTACACTATTGGCTGGATGCTTGGCCGTAAGGGTAACTTCTGGACCACTCCTACTTATGTTAAATATCCTATCAACACCTATGTCATCAAAAGCGCTTTGAAGTTCATTTTCAAATTCCTCTGCAGCAAGTCTTATAGGACCTATTTCAACTCCATTAATAAAGAACGTGCTATTATAAACATTAGTTACAAAAAAATTACCAGCACTAACCTCTTTAAAGTTAAATACCGCTTGTTCTCTTGGTAAAGTGTCATGATCTACGTATTTAGTCTCAATATCTAGCGTTATAGTTTGTCCTGCACCAAAAAATTGTTCACCAAGAGTAACGCCTGGTATAATGGGGAGGGTTGTTGTATCACCACTGTTTATAATTTCTAACTCAAAGGTATCGTTTGGATAAAATCTGTAATTTTGCTGAAATTGACCTATTCCTCCAGCACCAGGTCTTCCTCCAAATGCATTAAGTTCTACTCCAGGTATTCTTGGAGCAAGGCTTTCTTCTTGACTTGATGGGTTGGTAACAGGAGTTATGTTTTGAATAATCTTTTGAAAATTGAAGTTTACGTATTTCTTTGGCGTCTGGTCAATTATACTTACAGTTGTTGATGGTATGTTAACCACTCCGTTATTTAAAGTTACGTTAACTGGGTTGGTAAGATCAAACTTAGCAATTTCTATACTTTTCTCAACAATAAAATCCTCAAGAGAATCAAATGGTATAGTTTTATACTGCTCTCCAACAGACCAGTTAAGAGTAACAGGGAATGTTGTTCCAGGAGTATTAAAATCAACGCCAGGAGCTGCATCTGTATAGGTCTCTACGAAAGATGAAGCTAAATCAATTGTTACGCTTTCATTACCAAATACACTTGGCTCATTGAGGTAAACTCGTATATCTGTACCATTCCCTTCAATCAACGTATATGCAGACCTCTCAAAAGAAACATTTCTTGTTTTAATTTCCTCTATCTGAAGGGGTTTTTTAATCCAATGCTTATTGTAGAAAAATGGAAAGTCATTCTCTATTGTTGCAAATTGTCCATTAAATCCTATATCAACTGTTTCTGTTCCATAATCAATAAAATCACCATCAGCTCCATAAAACACAAGTTGTTGTTCAAAAACTTGATCTGCTGTATTAACTCCGTTCCCTTCAATTTTAATCCAAATAGAGTCTGATAACTGATAGTTGTCAAGCTCGATAATATATTTACCATCTTGTTTTCCGTATACGTTAAAATCACCGTACCCAAGAGAGTTTGTTGTTGTTGCGTAAACTTGACTTGTTAGGCCAGAGTCTGAGTACACTCTAATAGGGAGATTGTCGCAATCAATTACTGTAGAATCTACTATACCATATATCCTAAAGCTTCTAGATTCATTTCTCTCTTTTCTAAACTGTTCAGCAAGATCAAAGTTGTTATCATATTTTTCTTTCTTAATCTGCTTAAACGTCTTTTGTAGATTAACATTAAGAAATATGTCATCTAGACCTTTAGCTAAAAAATCTTCACTACCTAATACTATTTTCTTTTTATCATCCATAATTAGATAATTTCAATGGGCAATCCTTGTAGTCCATCATTAAACGATTCTCCACCACATATTGAGGAAATGGGTGAGCCTTGAAATCTGATCGCAAACAACCCACCGTTATTATTTGTGTTTGGTGTTTTAAATAAAGCTCCATCCATTTTTACAGAACTTTCCCACTTACTTCCACTTCCCCCAAATGTACCACTCGTATCACAACTTTGGTTGTTCTCATTGTATTGAGTTCTTAGGTTCGTATATATAGAAACCAGATAATAATTAGGAGGAGTAGTATCTGCAGCAACTGCTGTAGAACCTATTGTATAGTCATAAAAAACAGAATGAGATGAAGGAGTCCAAGCAGAGCCATCATCTTTTCTGTGAGTAATGTTTATAAATCTCATTGTATAATTTGCAGTATTATATTTACTGGTTCCAAAATCAAAGTTAGAATTACCTGGTAATTCAATAACAAGATTATCCAACGCTATGTTTGTTGCATCGAATACAAAAGATTCTCCAGGGGCTAATTCAACAGCCGTCCCTGGTATTAACACATCTATATTACCATTGTTAGTTATTTCAATTTGTAAAAACTGATAGTTTTGTGAGCCATGTATTCCTCCTACAGCTCTAGAAAAACATTCTTCTCTATCGTTAGGACCTGAGTTTTTAACTGCAGATTTAATCCTTCTAGTGTTGCCACCTCTTTGGTAGTATATTGACTGAAATCTATAAACAGCAGATGTAGGAATAACTTCTGGTTCAATGTCATTTCTTTCCTTCGGATTAACCAGTCTATACAAATCAAGCGAGCCTTCTGAAAAAGTTGCATCATCATCTAGTGCAAGAGCTAAATCACGATCTTCGATATTGTAAACATCAATAAATTGATTTTGAGCACCGACAATTATACCCTGACCTTCCTCTCCCAAAGAAAGAACACCTGGACCAAAAGCAGAGCTAAGCGTTGTATTTGGAGCTACTGAAGGTGGAAATATTGCATCTCCCCAAGGGTTTATAGAAATTGGCGGCCAACCTTCGGGCTTTAACCAGTATCCATACCCGCACTCTACTCTTTGATACTTCTCTCCATTTAATACACTTGACGCCCCTGGGTCAATCGGGAAGGCTGGATTAGATGGTTCATAACCATTGGAATACTTTTCATTCCAAGCAACTCCTCTTTCGTATTTGTATATATAACTCCTTGTTACTTCTTTTGAAAATCTATTTCTAATCCAGGCTGAATTTGTACTACTAAACTGAACTCCATAGCCTCCTGTATTGGCAGCACTATTTAAAAACAGAGGAAAACCTATTTCGTCACCATCTTTATACAAAGGCTGCTCTAAGAATGCGTTGTTGCTAGAGTTTGTAAGCCTTGTGTTAATATCTCCTCTGTCAAAATTTGGGTCAGATGGTCTTTCAGGAATTCTATATGGCTCTGGATAATTGTGGTCCCAAGGTCTGTCGTATGGCGGAGACACTAAAGGAGATACGGTAGTGTTTTTTCTATCTGAAAGCTCCCCTCTATTTAAGTGATAATGATCTCTACCCACCCATCCTGGTGACGAAAAACCCCAATCTCTTTGAAAGCCAGTTGTCCTAAATGTAGTAGAAGGCTGGTCGTAGTACATCTTCATCTGATAACCCGCAAGCCACACGCCTTTTTGCGAAGGGAAATTTATTGGAGCACCGTTTGCATTAGTTCTGTAACCATTAGGGTCATACATATTTGCACGAAGCTTAAATGCTTTAAATCCATGGTTGAAAAAACTTGCTCGTCTCTTAAGTTGTATAAACTCACTCCCCCACTGAAGCGTTTGATCTTCGTCTTTATCATAAATGTCTTGTATTTCTACAATTGGAATATTGGTTGTGGGGAACCCTTCCTTAGACATATCTCTCACATCAACATTAAGAGACGGAGCAAAATTTAAGAGTTCAGCAGAGCCTAACAAATTACCTTTATAAGCCATTGGTGCTACATAATAAGTAGCCCACTTTCTAAGATCATAATTAACAGTAACATTCAACTCCGTGTATCCAGTCTGAGTATTCCCCCACGCAGGCACAACATCAATTGGAAATTGTTTAAATGAAAAACTAGGAACTGAATCCACTACAACATCATCACCAGTTCCTGGAGGAAATGGATAAAAATTAAGCGCTATTTCATCTTTAGTAAGCCCTTGCTTAAACATATCTACTTCAAACACAACAATCTGAGTTCCTATTGGAGCATCATAAATAATAAACTCTCCATTCTCATTTGTTGTAGTTACGTACTTATACTGATCTGGAACTGTTGTAAACTGAGATGCTGATCTTAAGTACTGAGTATCAGCGCTAAATGATTCTATGTTAAAATACTCGGAAGGGTTTGTGTTTTCTCTAAGATTAAGAAAAAGTCTGTCTCCATTTTCAGAAATAGACGAAGACGTTGGGTATTCTTCAGAGGGGTTGAATATGCCTATAGGAACATTCCTAAGAGGAATCTTTATAGGGTTCCCTTCAATATCTTTTATTGTTTGAAGTGCTGTGAGTCTACCAAACACAACTCCTGTATCAGCTTCTTGAGTTGGTATACTATTAACTAAATTGTTATAAATGTCTAGTGTATCAAGCGTTCCATAACTTCTGTTTAGCTTTACATTCACAAAGAAATCATCAATCTCTTGGTAATTAGAAAACACGAACTCACAATGCCAAGGCGTAGTTGTTGACACAGAATTTGGCTGTATCGCCAGAGTTCCACTACCATTAGGGTCAAGCGCACTTACTCCTCCATTGGGAGAGAGAACTGTCTGAATAGCTTTAGTTAAGCCTGACTCAATCTGCCTAATCCTTTCTTCTTCAATAATTGTAGAATAATCCTCAGTATAAGAATATCCAGTTAAATAATTATTAGTATATGAGGTGACAGGCACATAGTTGTTGTCGTCATTAAGAGTCCATATGTTTTCGCCATCAAAAGTGGAAGCTCTAACTGGTTGATTAAGAGAATTAAGCTCTACTATGGTTGGAGATATATTGGTAGAGTTTTCATCAATACTGTTAGTATTTTGGACGTATACATCTAAGTGTGTACTAAAGTACATTAGAGTGGTGCCGCTAGTAAACTGCTTTAACTGTATCTCTTCCCTTTCAAAACTCATGAAAACCCTTTATTCTAAATATAGAAAAAGAAAAATCTGAGATAAATAGTTAATCCCAGATTTTTCCAAACTAATTATGTATTGTAATTATATTGCAGAGGATGTGTTAGGAGTTCCTGCTGCTGTTCTTATCAAAATATCCTGTTCTGGAAATCTAACTTCAAACATAGAAGTTGGTGTTCCTTGTATTGCATTGTCTATATATGCAAAACGAGTTCTAAAAGACCCAGTGTTTGGATTTTGAGTTCTCTCAAAAGTTGCCTGAGAGTGTCTAGTGTTTGAATAGCTTCCGCCTTCCATGTTGTATATCCTAATATCTACAACATTTATAATGCCTGGAATATCTCTGAGCATATCAGTTATATGAGAAACGTAAATATTTTGATTCATTTGCCATTTTTCAACATCAAAGAAATCTCTAATTTCACTTATAGCTCTTGACTTAACTTCGCTAACATTAAAAGTCTTATCAACAAAAAGATCGACTTCAAGCTGAAGGTTTACAACTTTCCCATCATTTATTTCAACATAGTCATTTATCATTCTAAATGGAACCATATATCTCTGAATGTTCTGCTTTATTATACTTGTAGATACATCAAGAAGTTTTCCTCCACCATCTCTAGTCAAAACGTACATCTTGACTTTGTTATCCTCTACTTTGCCAAATATCCTAAATGGTGCTCCAAATTTTCCTGGCATCTGAAATGCCCTAGCAACATAATCATCTAGCGTAACAGCTCTTTGTTGAGATGCGAAATTAGCTGCTATATAACTCTTAATTTCTTCAACACTTGGAAGCCCGACCCCACCAATAGCAGGTATTGGGTTATTTGCTCTAGTTGAGGAAAGCACAGACTGAACAAGATCGGCATTAGACCCTAACGATAAACTTCTAATATTAGAAACTTCATTAAGGGTGTTTGCACCCACATTACTAAGAGGTCCTCCACCCGCTCTATATCGTATAAAGATAGTTGAATTAGATGGCACTTGTACACCCAAGGCTGTATTGTTGAGTATCTCTGAAACATCAAGATTATTTGAGTCGGGGCACTTAGTGGTATTTGTAAGACTGCTAATGTACGCTTCATAAGCATCATAATCCTTAGTTCCTCCACCAAAAGTGAGTCTGCATGTGCCGTCAGATAAGAACTCCTTTTCAAATCTTTGTTCAACTTCTACATATCTTCCAGTTTTAACTCCGTTAACATCGTTTACAGTATCATCATCAAGAAATATTTTATCAGTAGGAAGTGAGTCTACTTCATAATACTTGTTGTCAAAATCATTGAATTCTGCAAAACTTGGAGTCCTTTGTATTCCAAGGCCATTTAATATAATTACATCAGTAACTTCAAGAACATTTTTATCTGGAAGCTCTACTTGATAAAATGGCTTAGCTTGATTTGCTGGAATTTCGACTTTAAAAAGTTTGGTTACCCCAGCTTTAATCTTTTCTCTCTTAATTATTCTGTACCTAACAAGGTCTTGATTACCGTTAAGTATTGGCTCGATAGTTCTATTAGCAATCCCATCAGCACTAAAGTCGCTTGCAAAATTTACTTCTTCAGTAGTTTCAAAGGTTTGTCCAGCGCCTCTAATCCTCATGCCTGGTCTATACAAGGGTAGGTAAGAAGAATCTGGGCCATCTGCTGTAGGTGGCACTTCTATAACAATATCAGCAACTGTTACTGCTGGCCTAACGCCAGGTGGGTTGTATCCAAATGTCTTAGCAAGTCTATAAACTGACTTTCTTTCTTTAACACCGTCAAGAAACAGCTCGTTGTACTTCTTATCTGTGGCATATGATAATAGATCACCCACATAAGCATTAAGTTCAAGCAATGCCATCCCAGGAGACGCTACGTTGAAGTCTTGCCATTGCTCTGGAAAGAATGTCTTCAAATAATTGATTAGATCGCCTCTAATAGAGGTAAAGTCTCTGCTTAAGTAGTTTACTGTAACTGTTTTTTGCGCCATCTTTTAAATATTAAAAATAAGTATGATCGTCTCCGCCTACTTCTCCAGGCTCGACAGGAACAACTACGCTAACAGTGTCTTGGAGTCCTCCTAGTTCAAGTATTCTGTAGGCTATTTTAACTTCTAATAAGTTTTGTTGCTCGGTAAATGTGAATATAATCTCATCAATATCAACCTGAGGTATGTATTCGCCAATCTTTTCTATGAGTTCTTCTCTAAGCCTAGTCTCAGAAATATCATCCCAAGGTTCAAATATATAGTCCCATAGCGGAGAATATAGATTATTACGCATAACTCTATTTCTTCTCTTTGTAGTTAAAAGAGAGATTAAGTCTGTTTGTATCGCCTCTACTGTTGTATTGTTAGAGAAAAACACACCACCCTCTGTGGTCTCCTTAAATGGGAATTTAATACTAATCGGCATATCACACTTTTGTTTAATATAAATATGATGACAAAAAAAATAAAGGCCCCAAGAGCCCTTAAAAAAGAAATATAAGAGTATTTATAAGAAAACAGTCTTATGGGAGTTTTTAGAGTATATCCAAGGAAGAGCAATACAATAGCAAGCGGAGTTTATCAAATATACAACTCTGGACAAAATGCTGTTACCGATCTTTGGTACGGTGGTGGCGGAACTGATACTGCACTTGCAAGGAGAAATTCTGTCAGTAGATTTATTGTTGACTTTGATCTTACAGAACTTATTCAAAAACTTTCTGAGAAAGAAATAAATGGTGATCTTGTAAGCTCATACAGACTTAAGATGACAAATGCAATACCAGGAGATAAAATATTAGAACCTGAATACGAATTTGATAAACTTGACAAAAGAGTTGCTGCATCATTTGATCTCATAACATTCCCTGTAAACAAGGAATGGGACGAAGGTAGAGGGTACGACATGTTCCAAGAAAATTACCTTGTAAAACAGAGAGGCAATCCAATAATCACTGGATATTCTAATTGGAACTTTGCAAAGCAAACAGTAGCTTGGGATGTTCCAGGTGTCTATTTCGACCCAACTGGCTCAACGTTTTCTGGCTCTGTAGTGCAAAGTGGAATTACTTTTGAGACTGCATCTATAAATACTGGACTTAACTCTGCTACTAATTTTGGATTTATAACTTCAGCAGCCACAACAGCAGCTACAACAGCTATTTCCGCAACTACAATAGGAAATGATGTATTTGTTTCATACAACCCTCTAAGCGGTGTTGTATCTACAGAAGACTGGTATAATTCAATAATAGCAACTTCTTTCAGCGGATTTGGTATTACTGCTTCTGGTTTTAGTGCAACAACATTTATAGGTACAGGTACTGATGCATTCTATTTATCTGCAAACACAGCTGTAGATAATATAAACTTCTATTCAACACAGCATTTTGATATTGGTAATGAAAATATAGATATGGATATTACTGATATTGTAAATGACTGGCTAAGTGGTGGTAGTGAAAATTATGGATTAGGAGTTGCCTATAGAAGGGATTATGAGCTTATGAGTACTGATACAAGGTATGTAGCTTCGTTCTATACAGAAAAGACAAACTCTTCATTCAAACCTTATATTGAAGTTGTTTACGATCAATCTTTTCAAGATGATAGGCTTCAGGTTTCAAACAATAGGGTGTCTAGATTATTTCTATACACATTTAGCGGAAACGATGCTGTTAATTACTCCTCAGCAAGTACGGTTGATATTAGAACAATGAATGGAGTAAATGTTTACACTGGGCTTACTCCTACTCAACTTGAGAAAGGAGTTTACTACGTGGATGTTAATATGAGTGGCGCAACTCGTGGAGAGCAATATAAAGATGTATGGAAGGGTGTTACGTTTGTACCTGGAGTAGATCAACAAGACATAGAGCAGGTGTTTACAATAAGAGATAATTACTACACAAGTAACGTCCCTGAAGTAAATGATTATTCAATTACTACATACGGAATTGGTAATAACTCTATACTTTCTCTTAACGAGACTCATAAAGTGTTTGTGGACCTCAGGGTTAACTATAGCAGTAGAAATCAACCTAAGACGGCTTACGATCTAAAATACAGGATAGTAATGAACTCTCAAGAAGAAGTGGTTCCATGGACATCGGTAAACCAAGCTGTGATCAATAGGTGTAAAACAAATTACATGACACTTGAGACTGGGTGGTTATTACACAACCAAAGTTATCAAATACAGTTTAGGGTAGATGAGTTCGGAACCAAGAGAGTGCTTCCAGAAACAGTTAACTTTAAAGTGCTAAGGTCTAATGACTTTTAAAATGCTCTTCTAGCATTTCAAGACCTCTCATTGTTGCTAAGTATATATTTCTACCTCTTCCTTCTTCAAGGTCAAGTCTTTCTACAAAAGTTCCTTCTGGAGTTGATATTGCGACATAAACTGTTCCTGGAGGATTAGCTTCTGTACCATAACCAGTAGTATCTGCATATCCAGTTGTTGCTATCGAGTAATCGGTTCCCATGAGAACTTTAACTTTTTCTGCCATATCACATGCAACTTGATCACTTACCTCTGTGTAAGTATCAATAAGATTCTTATCAACTCCAAGTATGTTTATCTTAGCCTTATTACTATAGACCACCGCAGAGCCTTCGAAATAATTTGAACTTCCTGGTATTGACGTTAGCAGTCCGCTAATGTATCCTGCTGTGCAGCTTTCTGCTGTAGAAATCTTTCCACCTCTTTCTTCTAGTGCAAATTTAATTGAGTTAATTATGCTCATATTGTCTTTTAATTATAACCATTATCTTTAAGGTCTTTGCCAGTTGGAAAACCCATTATGTGTCCACAAAAAACGCAGATTTTTCTTAATTTAGAAGCTCCAATTCCATTAATATCCTTGACTTTATAATCGCTGTGTGAACAAGTATCTCTCAATTCCATTAATTTGTTTTCTTTTTCTTCGATCTCCTTTTTTAATTCTTCTGCTTCTTTTTTAATTTCTTCATTTCTGTCGAAATTACTCATCGGTAGTTGTTTGGTTAGACTTAATAAGACATGACATCTTCTTTGTCTATTACAAATATATTCAAAAATTGCTATACAGCAATGTTTTAATTAATTCTTATGTGATTAGATATAAGTCTTTGCAGCTCACCGTCTATTGTATAAGCTGATAATTCTTCAGATTCTGGTATTGTAACCAGCGGTTTATGAGGTGTGTGTATGTGATTTAGCATAACTTTAACAATTAAATCAAGGAGTTTGATTAATTCATCGCCAAATACCGCTGGGTGAAGTGCACTAGCTACGCCCTCAAATGATTCTAGGTCATCATTAATTTCGAATTGAGCGATTCCTTCATCACGGAAAGTTCCTCTTGGTGAAAACAGGTTGATGTTTGTTGATGTCAAATTTGCTTGAGAGTAGTTTGGTATTAGATCAGCATTTTCTTCGTTATCATTTTCTTGTTGTATTAACTGAAATTGAGATGGGTATTCTGTGTTTATATTTGTTGTGCCTTTTATAAGTTTTCCAGCAGTAAGAAAAACCTCTCTGTTTTTTAGCATAACATCAGAATCATTTCTACCCTGAATCGCTATGTCTCCAATCTTGGGATACACATCCTCTGTACTAAGTTTAGCATCCTTCTGGGCATTAAGGTTAAACTCAGTATCTTTAAAAACTCTATGAGCCTCATCAAATGATTGAAATTTTAATTTAAAAGGCGTGTTAATTTGAGAGCCCATATAATATCTGGGCGCTGAGTTATCAGATGGGTTTTCAAGAAATAAGTAAACCATTTCATCAACAAAAGGAACTATGTGAAAATGATTAGGAAACATAGGCACGCAAAGAGGTAAGTCTTCATCTGGAGTATCTCTATCTCTACCTCCACCTTTGTTTATAACTCCTTCTTCCCCAAGATTATTAGGGTCAATTATACGAGCTACAACTCTTTTCATACCAAGAGGGTCTTCGTTGCTTATCACAATTGCAGGATATATATTTCTTGAGGTTTGGTTTCCTTCAGAAGCTATTCCCCCACCCTGACCTTGGCCTTGCAGTGTCGCTTTTGCTAATCTATCTATTCCAGGCATATTATTTCTTTATCTTTTCAATTATCTTAAGCTGCTCAAGCTCTATGGCTTCATACTCTGAGAATAAAGTCTCAACAAGAGCAATTCCCTCTGCATGCTCCTGACTTACTTTAGTCTTTGCTTTTTCATCAAGATCATCAAGCACAGAGTATATTAAAGCCTTCTTTTCACTGAGCTTATCAGCAAGTTCTTGAGCTTCTTTTATTAATTCGTTTTTTGACTTCTTTTTTTCCATTAGCTTGCTATTCCAGTTGCTGTGTGAGGAGCTGTTGTTGCGCCAACTACTGCAACAGGACCACCTGCGTTTGCACCAGCTGCGTTAACTACTGCTCCTGGGTCTGTGGCAATATCAATTCTCATATCAGCTTGAATTGCTGAAACAATTTCTTCACACACAATTTTAACAAAATTTTCCATTACATTAGGCGCACCACCTGCTAGGGGTCCAGTAGGTATCCCAGCTTCCTCAAACCTTGATGTGATTGATGAGGCTAGTATTTGAGCGCTTAGCCCAGGCCTTGTCTTAGCAAGAAGTATTTGTCTAATGCTTGGTCTAGGAACTGGAATCCTATCCTCTTCAAGCATAAATAAAAGAAAATCTGCGACTTCTTCTGATTTTTGCAACTCTGGGTCTATTCCTATAACTGCCATAATTATTCTGGTATTTGACCAAGTATACTAGCGAGAGCTGCAGCAGCTGCAGCATACTTAACAGCCTTTTGAGCTGTATCGCTAACTCCTTGGAATAATTGAAACTTCTGTCTTAATTTTTCAACCCTTCTCTTTTGTTTTTCAATTGCTGTCCTAGCAAAATAGTTAGCAACAAGTCTTTTAAATTCCTTAATTGCCAACACAAGCAACAACCTAAGGAGCTCTTTAAGAAGGGCGTTTGCTAGACTCTTAAAAAAAGCCTGCTTCTGCTCTGGGTCTTGACTTGGGTTGTCAGCGCTATTCATAATAGCACAAGTTCCATAAGCAATGCTAGACGCATCAATTCCAGCACCTGCAGTGGTTCCTTGAGTTAAATTGAATATCGGTCCTAGAAAGGGAAATATTAAAGAAGAGATGTAATTTAATAATTTAACCAACATTATTTCATAAAAACTCTTTCCAACTGAATTTGCATTCTCTTCATTGTTTATGTTCTGAGTTTGATTCCTTACATATTGCACAGCAATCTGAAGACTTTGAGAAGGTGTTGGAACCTGTGTTGATTGAGTAAATTGACCGCCTCCATCAAAGAAATATCCAGGCTCTTCTGGAAGGGTTATTTTAACATCCTGACAACTGATTTCGAAAACTACCTCACCCGCCTCTAATTGTTGTCTAAGAGCAATTCTATTGTACTCGACATTCTCTTCCTTAACAATAGGGTCGCTTGATATGCTGAATATATTCTCTCCACAAATAGCTTCTTCAATAAGCCTATCTCTTTCTGATGGGTCTGGATTAAGAGACTCAGCAGCTGGGCCCTCCTTAGGGCCGAATATCATTAAGACTAAATTTTTAGCTAATTGCTGCTTTACTGTCTGTAAGAAAGTTGCAGGCACAAGACCTCTTAGATAAAGTCTGTTTGATTCTTTGTAATCTTCTATTTGTTGAGGTGTTGGGTTTGGTGTTACCGTGCTAGGAAGTTGCCTGCCTTGTTCTGCAAAAGAGTCTGCAACAGCGTCTAACACTTTTTCCTCTAAGAATGTTCCAGTTTCATCAAAAATCTTATCCAAAAAAAGATTGAATACAATCTCTGGGTCAACTCCTATTGCCTTAAGCACTTTGATCAAATAATCATAAGTTGATATTTGATCACCCTTAGGTATGTTAAGGTTTGTGTCAATAGGTATTGACAACAAGCTCTTCATTGACCCTATTTTAGAGGTCAACTCTGCTTGTGCCTCAGTTAAAGGCGATGTTACTGGAATCTGTAATGCCATTATTCTTCGTAGTTATCTTTTTCGTCTGTTACGTCTAAGTCTACATCGTCAATGTTGTCATCCTCATTCTCTCCAGTTTCATCCTTGATGGCGTCAATTATAGCTCTCTTATCGAGGTCATTAAAGTTTACATCAATAGATGAGTCTGCCCCATCCTTGTAGACAATAGTTTTGATTTCTTTAGCAAGAGCTGCAATAGAATCAGATGAATCTGATGCTTGCTTTAGAAAGGAAATAGCATTCTTACCCATAAGTATAAAACTCTCGGATGTATCCATTTGCTCATCAGCCCTTCTATATCTATCGAGAGCCATATCTCTTTCTTCAAGCTTATACTTATAAACCTGCTTGATCAACTCTTGATAAAGGTCTTGAGTTGGGTCCATTCTTTCGTCCCCGCTATTATTTTGATTTTGATTATCGTCCATTGTTAACCATTTTTATTGTTTCTATAAATAGAAATTAGAAAAAAACTATGGCAAACCGAGGATAAAGTCGTTTTTTATGAAAGAGTATATTTTTCTAAATTTGTAAAGTGAAAATTGAAAGTCCTCCTCTTCAAGGCCAGAGTAATCTAATAAATATTCTTTTATTTGCTTTGAGTTCCAAAAAGAAATATCGACATTAAGGGTGTCTAGATTTGATACTAATTCTAAAATTGACTCCAAAACAACCCTATCAGCTTCCTCTTCTTCTGGTATTGCCTCTAATTCAAGGTCAAGTGTATCAATAAGAAAATTACAAAAGGAGACACAATTACCTTTATCTATCTCCTTTGTATCATCTGCAAATAATTCTTCAATTATACGCAAAAATATTTCTTTCTTAACTTTAAGTTCCATGTCATCTAGTATGTAAACATATCATCGTCATGACCGTAGTATTTATCCTGGTGCCTTTCAACAAACTCCTTCTTCTTGATCTTATATAATATCTTGAATCTGTGAAGGGAGTAAGTAATGTCTTTAGTCTCAAGGTTTGTATGCTCCTTAATTAACTTATATACAGTACTCTTAGTATATGCACCAATGATCTCATGATTTCGAAAAATCTCTACTATCGCATCAGCAACCTTAGCATCATTCTTAGAAATATCTGGTCTATCTATTTCGTCTTCGAATATATCTGTAATGTATTCGAATAATGCGTAAGAGCTATCAAGGTCGGACTCTTCATCAATTTCGTATTGAGTCATTTCCTCAGCCTCGGAGCTATGATCTTCGTAGTTAAGAGAAGACTTGGTTTTTTTATCCACAGCCTTCTTCTCATTTTGAAGATAATGCTTTGCTACAGTGCCATAAAAAGAAAAAGATTTTGTATTCTGATCTGGGTCAAAGTTACAGAATTTCTCTAAAACAAAAGACATGCAGTCGTTGTGGAGTGTCTTTACGTCAACTCCAGGTCTGAACAGTCTAAAGCTAAAGATAATATTCTCGACTAACCTAGTAAGTGGCTTGTAAATTTTGTTTCTGAATACCTCTTCTTTTTTAGCTATGATCTCTGGTCTCTTGGTGTGGTCCACCATGGACTGATTGATCGCTACAAAATCCTCATCAACCTCAAGAAATTTTTTATATCTCTTGGGATTTTTCCTATTTCGTTCAACGCTTTTTTCTACTTCTTCAAGATGTTTATCAATCTTATACTGATAAAAATTGAAGTCGTTTTTAAGATATTCTCTTACCGCCTCTTCTGTCTCTTCGGTCCAATATTCTCTCTTCTTTTTTGCTGGCTTTTCCTTATTATGCTTTTTGTGGCTCTTGCTCATAAATCTTTTCTCTATCTTGGTCAAAGAAATATTCCTTTTTAGCGAGCTCCATCCAGAAGTGAATTTCGTCATTAGACAACCCACCTTTATCTGGTTCAATAGCACCTAAGTTATTAGGAATTTTAGAAGATGAGTGGCTAAACTCCTCTACATCTTTTACTCTAAAATCGTAACCAACTCTTGGAACAGTCATAACTTTAATATCGTTATAGATCATTCTCAAGAAAAATTCGTAGTAATTGCTAACTTTGAAGCTTTCCTTCATAGGGTAATATCTCCCATCCTTCTCCTCACTATATTCTTCAAGTTCTTCAACTCTGTAAACACCAGCTAGAGGGTTAGCACAGTTGTACTTTAGAAGCAAGTTCATATCAAACTTACCAGCTTCTTCAGAGAAGCCTTCAGCCCAACAAGCATCGTTCATAAGTCCCATAACAGCACCGTTCTTCCAGTTTCTAACAAGCGGAAGGAAAAATCCTACTTCTTCATTCTCTTGCATGTACTCATTGGCAATGTTATACCAATTAGCTCCAAGAGCATCATCAACTTCAACAACAGACATTCCTTCATACTCTCTTTCAAGAGCAATGTTAAATAGGTCGTTGAATACTTTTGAGAAGTTACTTGTCCCAGTCTTCACAATGTTAAGTTTAACACTTCCATTAGCTTCAATCTTATTCTCCTTAGGATTGCCATCTTCATCTGTTTCAATTGTAGTGACAACAGGTTTTTTTGCAATCTCTGTTAGCTTTTCTAATTCATCATTAGAAAGACCTCCATCAAGAACAACAATATCTACTGCGTGTATCTGATTTGCAAGACCGAAAAGACATCCATTAAGATCGTCTTCGTTCTTGATCTTGTCTAGGTAAAACCCTACAAGTATATTATTTTTTGAGTCCTTCAAGTTCTTTGATTCTTTCATCTCTGTATTCATTTAAAAGTGCAATAATTGTTTCTTTCTCACCCTCAACCGTGTAGTTTGAAAGTGTATTTTCATATTTCTCTTGTATCTCTGGATTGTCCATTTCTCCATTAAGCCATTTGTCAATAGCAAGTCCAAGAACTTCTGCTGTCTGGAAGATGTCTCCATTGTTACACCAGAAACCATTCTCCTGGTTCATGTACTCCTTACCTCCAAATGAAGCCCATCCAATTGTATGAGTTCCACAAGCCATTGCTTCTAGTGGTGCTGTACCAAATCCTGCAATGTCATCTGTATAAAGATAGAATGCACATGACGAAAGTCTTTCTGCAAATTGATCTCTATCCATTCCCTCAAGCTCTTGGAATCTAATCCACTTAAGATGTGGGTAGAATGCATAAAATGTCTTGATTATGTTATAAGTCTTAAGCTTATTCTCTGGTCCTCTTGAGGCTGAGAATGCTACCATAGGCAACTTATCAGACTTCTTCTCAGGAACTTTGAAATACTCTCTGTTTATTCCTTGCTTAAATTGCTTAACGTTTAGCCCAGGCATAACAGAACTTAAATATTCTGTAATAGCATCTGAAACAGAGATCACATCTCTAATTCCAAAGTGTTGCCACTTTTCTCCTGGCTGCATAGCGTTAAGTACGTAGAACCAACTCTGAGCAAACACAATTCTCTTACAAGATACTTGCATTGTCTTCTTCATTAGGTCAGGGAATCCTTCTGGGATTAGTAAGAAGTCTTCTGGCTTAACGCTAAGTGGAGTACATTGTACTCTGTTAGCTTTTATTTCATTACCCTTCTTATCAACTACCTCCTTATCGTTGAAGTATATCTCCTTATCTCCTAGAGGAACAATATCAATGTCAGAAACATCAAAGTCTGTCCACGTTGGGTCAAACTTGTCAAATACATTGACTTCTTTCTTTAACTTCATTGAAGCTTCGTATGAAGCTCTTTGATCTTGTCTTGGCTCATAGACAACAACAACTTTTTTCCCGTTGTCTTTTAGGTTTCTTGCAGCTCTTAGCAATACACCAATACCACCACTAGGTGAGTTCATTGGTGGGCAATAGATATACGTTGTATACTCATCGCCTCTCAGTTTACTAATAGCGTCATCAACTATTTCATTGTGAGTTGGCTGTTTAACCTCCTCTTGTACTTCAGCATTTTTTTCCATGAAACTATATTTATTTCTATTAATTTAAAGTGTTAAGCGTATCGAAATAAATATATGAAGGCATCTGAGCAAAATAAATAGTTTTCAAAAAAAAAAGGGCCAAGACAAAAAGTCTTGACCCCTTATAGTTTAAGAATCTGTGAATTAAGCGTTGTCCTCAGAGTTATCTTCAGACGTTTCTGTTTTCACATTTGATATATCTTCTGTAATAGTATTACCATCAACTACACTTGACATAAATGATGTATTATCAAGATTCATAGAATCAAAAGTAACATCTGAACCAGATGCGGCTGCAGTAGCCTTAGCTTTCTTATATATTCTACTATTAGAATTTGCCCTTGTAGTCACTGCCAAAGACAATGTGTTATAAGCAGCTGTTGTACCTCTGTTAGTAGAAGAGTAGTTTACAACGTTTCCAGCACCGATACCAAAGTTCCTCGCTGTAAGAACAGAATCTTGATTGGCTCCCATGAAACTAAATGTCCATGAACCATCTTCTTCAAGCTCTTCAACCATGTTCTTGATAGATTTAGATGTATGCTCCTTAGAAGCATTTTCTCCACCATCTGTCATAACAACTACAAGTGCAGTCGAGATGTTGTCTTCTTTCTTATTCTTTTTAGCAATAGTTGCTTTAAGATTAGAAATACCAACACCCATTGCATCATGAAGTGCAGTTGAACCTCTTGGCGGAAACTCTGTTCCATCAAAATCATCAATTTTCTTGATTGCTCTGTCCTCGAACACTGTTGTGATCTCGTAGTCAAATACTACAAGAGTAACATAGTACCTTTGTTCTGGATACTCTTCTTCGAGTGATCTAATTGTTGCGAGTTGCTCGTTGAGCCCCTCAATTGTAGAATCCCAGCATGAACTCATTGAACCACTCCTGTCGAGTACCAATAAGTAATGCGTGTCTAAGTTTTTGTCTACTGTTGTGGTCGTAGTAACCGTGGTAGTTGTTACTGTTTTTTTAGTAACATTCTTACCACCTTTCTTTGCTTTGTTTTTCTTAGCCATCTTGGTAAGTTTTTAAAATTAATAAATAAAGAACGTGTGGGGCGTTTCCCCACTGTAAATATATGTAAAAAAATTTTACCAGAAAAGCAAGAGATAATAAATTATCCCTTAACTTCTTTCTTTCCAGTAAAGACTTCTTCCAAAAATTCTGGAGTAACATCTGTAATAGAACTAAACGAATGCTCAACCTTATCCCACTGATTGAAGTCGTGTTCTATTTTAATTACAGTCTTACCCTTTGGGACATCTTGAATTACCTCTGGTACGCAATCAATAATTACGTCACAGTGCTCCCATTTTTCATAATCCTCATCTACAACCTGGAAGTCCCTGACTCTACAGGCGTTTTTAGATAAGAAATGAAACGTAGCTGGAATAGCTGGGCTCTTAACGCTTGTTATAACTTTTGTCTTAAACAATTTGTTTCTAAGCCCATATGATTGAATCTTATTGATAGTATCACAAGCTCTCTCATATTCTTCAGCCTGACCAAATACTTGAAATGGGTACTTCTTGTACAAGAATTCATCAAGCGCATCTTTTGGCATAAGAACAGTTTCTCCATCAAGAGCAATTGATTCTTCAAACTTATAGTGGTTTGTTAAATCGTATGAATCTATAGGAAGAGAGATTGACTCCTTTTCTTTTAAAGCGATCTTTTTCTCAAGCTCTTCCCAATCTTCTTCTGTTCTCTCTTTAACAGTCATGTCCTGGTTCATCTCAACGTGATTTGGGTTGTTGATGTAAACCTTTCTGTAATGCTTGTCAAATTGTGAGTGCATGTCCCTTAGCACTCCGTCTATACTTATACCTAGTGTTTTCATTATTCTATTTTTTTCCTTCTTATCTTGAGTTAAATGAGTGTAAATTATATATCTAAATAATATTTCCCATCAACTAAAACTCCGCTTACCATTTGTGTATCCGAGTATTCTCCGTCATGACCCTCTTCAAGTGCTTCCTCCACCTCTTCTTTATCATCAAAACAAAGTTTTACATCATTTGTGTAATCCCACAACTTTCTTATCGAAATCTCATGAAATGCAGCATAATCTCCTGACATTCTAACTGCTACTTCTACTTTTTGTACTTCTTTTTTCTCTGACATATATTATAAATTACTTTTATGATTAAATATAAGAAGGATGATTTTTAAAATAAATGTTTTTATAAAAAAGGCTAGAGATGTACCCTAGCCTTTTGTAGACAAACAAATATATTATGAACTACTATTTGTTATCTTAAATGAATGTGGTAAACTCTCCCTCATGGAAACTAATCAACTGAGCCTTACCGTTAGGGTGTATAATCGAATGCGCCTGCATCCACCTACTTGGTCCTATGTTGTATCCAACTCTTAAGAATGTTGATGTTCCTACTTGTACTACTCCGTCCTTACGACAAGGAGAGTGAGAGTGACCGATAACCATTTTCGTATTTAGTTTTCTAAACTGATTAATAGAACCTCTACTTCCGCTTGCTCCAATATCTCCATGTTGACCAAGCTCCCAGTCATGAACTCTATAACTGTCGCTTCTTCCAAGTGTCTTCATATTAGGATACCTCTCGTTAATAACGTGGGGAATTATTCCGTTTGGAGCTTTTCTCTCAAGAAGCAGTGAAGCGAATTTCATGTAAGCAAGAGAGTTTTTCATAGTAGACGCTTTCCTCCAATCAATTCTCTTAAGCCATCTATCTAGGAAATCATCATGATTACTTCTTACGATAATCGTGTTATACTTTTCAAACGGCTTCAAGCCATTTAGCATATACTCTATTTCTTTGTTTAGATCATTTCGACCTTCAAGCTCCTTATGGTACTGAGCAAATGGGTCCTTCTCATCGTGGTGACTTATCGAGTGTCCATCAAAGACATCATGTAGCACAACTGTTTCTGGCTTTAATTTCTTAAATAGATGATTGAGGGTTGCGTCCATAACA